CTACCAATCTCTGGGCCTGGCTGCATAGGAAATGATATCTTTGAGATAAATGTGTCAACCAATATTGACAATATCAACAGATTATATGGATAATTTTGCAAGTGACGAGAAAAAATGGTCTGCGGGATATTTTGTAAAACCTAAAAGAGATAAAGCATTTACCGGACATGTTATTTCATCTATCAAAGACTTAGTTGGCTGTGGAAATCATAGTGAAAATTATGAAATTCTGGTTAGCACTCCAATCGATGTAAGAGCTGAGTGGAGAGGCTTTTATTATTATGGAAAACTCATGGATTTAAGGTCTTATGGCAGATGTGAAACAGACCATTTAAAATACCATTATGATTATGAAACAGTAGAAAAAATCATAAAAGCTTTCAATACTTGGGAAGAAAAGCCGACTGCCTGCAGTATTGACATTGCATGTATTTTGCATAATGGAACATTTCATACAGTTTTGATGGAAGTCAATGATGCTTATGCACTTGGCTGCTATGGATTAGATCCATTATTATATGCTAAGTTTATTTCAGCGAGATGGAGTCAATTATTAAATAGACCTGATGAATATCATTTCACATAGGTATTCTTTTCTTATTTTTTGACATAAATAGAGAAAATATTATTTGCGGGAGGTAATTTATGAAGAAACTTACAATAGATGAAACAATAGAAAGGTACGAAAAATATCTTTCTTTAGATATAACAACAGTAGAACCTTGGATTGCCAGATCTATGATGGGTACACTTAATGATCTGCGTACAGAAATTGAAAAGAAATATCCGGAGCTATTAGGAGACTCTGCAACACATGATGAAATAGATGATGACTTTAGATATTTAAGTCTCTATTGCAGAAACCAGAATCTTAATTTTATTGAAGAAGCAAAAAATTATTTGGAATCCGGAAAATATAACATTTATGAATTTATTGATGTAGCTACAAAAAAGTTAAATGAACAGGAAATTTCGGGGAGATAATATTATGATGGATAGTATTCAAAGAACAGGGAAAATGATTAGATGTTTATTGTAAACAGTCCTATTGAATTGATGGTCAATTAATGATCGCCTGCTGGGGGAAGGTCTTGACAAAATATATCATATCTGTTTTCATATCTTTTGTGAGGTGACTTTTATGGCGAAAATGACATTTTCTGAAACAGATAATCAAAAAGAAGTCTACAATATCGCAAAGCTGCTAATGGATGCAGTTCCAATTACACTGAATGAGAGAATTCCGGTTTTCTGTTCGCATCCATTTACGGATTTTATTTATACTCCACAAATAAACAATAATAAAATTGACAAAACATGGAATTTAACAAATCCAAAAGATTTCGAAGAATGGCGAACTGCTATTTTACAACGGTTGGAACAAAGTGAAATACGCAACATGTTTTATATTACAAGCAAAGCATATCGTCTAACCTTTCTAAAATATGCACAACCATATCTTACTAAACAGACTTTTTCGGAGTTATTTGGAGATATTTTGGTAACATCAGAAAATCCCAATGATGATGTAAATGTATCCTTACGAGAACTGGTCAACTGGTTTCGCAATGCTGACAAAAAATTTCTTATGGACGAAAAGGATTATGCTGCATGGGAAACTCTACCGGAAACGATGGAGCTGTATAGAGGGGTTGGTATCAGTAGAAAACAATATGGTTTGTCCTGGACCACTAATTTGGAAAAAGCAGCATGGTTTGCACATCGATTTGATAAAGGCTCAGAAATGGGCTATATACAAAAGGCGATTGTGTCAAAAAAAGATATGTTAGCATATTTTCAAAGTAGGGAAGAAGAGGAAGTCGTAGTCGATACATTCAAAATAAAAAAGATGATAGAAAAAGTAAATAATTGATTAATAAATCCGTAAGAGTGATGACTTTTACGGATTTTTTTTACATATATAAATGGAGGACTATGACATGCAATATGATATTCATTATGACTATAAACATATTAAAAACGAATCTATTTCCTGTATCGCAGCAATTGGTGATAAGGAAATCTGTAACTGTAAAATATATAGAAAAGCAGATCAGACAAACACTTGGGTAATACCGGCGTGGTTTACAGAAGAAGGTTATAAAAATCAGGGAATAGGCACAGATATTTTAAAGCATGGACTACAGAATATGGCACAAATATTTGGACTACCGGACCATATCGAATACATTTGGAATGGATTAAACCAATATGTATACGACTGGCTGGAAAAGAATTTCGATGCTGTATGTAATTGTCCCCTGGCAGTACAAAAAACACAATCAGACGATGATTGGTCTTCGCATATTTATACTTTGGATAAAGATAAAGTATTGAAATTTGCAGGAATCGAAAAAGAAAAAGACGAGAGAGAATTATAAAATGAATCAACAAGAACAGGATTTTTTAAGAGAAAAACAAAAAATTCTAAAATCAATGCCAGATAGTGTGGCTTTTTCCAGAGAAGAAGCAAAACTCTTGGAAACAATGACAGAGGAACTGTTGGAATATAAGAGAATATGTTCCTTGTCTGAATTAAAAATGTTATGTGAAGATGCAGAAAGATATGCCGCTTTAGATGATGCCTTATTTCTTTATAGCGAAGAACGTTCCGAAAAGAATTGTTTGAAGCAAGAGATTTTGGACACTCTGACAAATATTACAAAACGATATAAAAATAAAAACAAAGAAAGTGAGGGAAAAAATTATGAATATTAATATTGTAAATGGAAGAGGATTATGGCGTGGAATTACAATTGAAACGAGAGAATTTGTAGAGGGCTATTATGTTTATGATTTAGCGCGGCATAGAAATGTAATTTATAAAAATGAATCTATTACCCCTGGTCGTGGAACTATTTTGAAGCCATATGATGTTTTTGAAAATACACTCTGTCAGTGTACAGGAAAAAGAGACAGAAATGGAAAATATATTTTTGCTTTTGATATTTTACAGAACACAGAAATAAATAATGCAAAACCAGAAGCTGTTTTGTGGGATGATAAAAAATTACAATGGGTACTCAGTAACGATTTCATTGCTTATACAGGCGGTATTGATATTCATACTTACAGAAAATTAGATGATGTTGATATATCTAAACTAGAAATTATCGGCAATAAAATGGAAAAAGATTTGGGACATGTAAAAAATGAATATGATGCTTATTATACACGAGAATAAAGAGGACTCATATAAAAAAGTGATTTATTATTCGGAACACCGGATAGTGCTGCAAATCTAGTAAAAAGTCATTAGGAGGGTATTATGCATAGCTTAGCAAGCACAGAAGATGAGGAATTATTCACACAGATTGTGGAAAAACTTTGTAGCTTGGCTGCTTTGGAAGAAATGGAAGAGACGATAGATGATTTGGAAAAAGCATTAGAAAAATCTATTTATTGTAAGAACACTCCATTTTTCTCTGTTATCAAGGGTGAAATCATGGATATCGATTTCTATTTCCAGCCTATTATTGATACCTCTTATCTTTTCGATATCAGATATCGTGCAGAATATTATGATGGATATTGCGCCCCTTATCCAATTTTGTTTTGGAATGGTCCGATAGAGGAGTTATTAAACATAGTAAAAACAAAAATACCTGATTTTCAAATCGATAAGGGAGAATACGAAATAGATGAAAAATAAAATTATTTATGTAGATTTTGATGATACTATTTTTATCTGGGATATACATTCTCTGGCAGATGTGTATTTAAAGAACTGGGAAGATTACAAAAATATCGGACACTTAAGTAATGTCATTGTGGATTACTTAAAGGAACAGAAAAATACAAGCGAAATTGTATTACTCACACATTGTAGAGATAGTGTGGAATTGCGCATGAAACAGGCATATTTGGAGCATATGTGCCCGGGATTATTTGACGATTATTTATTTGTTTCCGACCCGGAAGTAAAGCTTGATATTATTAACCGCAGTGAGCAATTATATCACATCGATCCTTGTCATACAGTACTAATCGATGACAGATTAAAAACACGAGTATTGGTTGCAAATCAGGGGCTTTTGGTAGAAAATCCATTAAATATTGCAGACAGATATTATCGCGTGGAAAAAGAAAAACAAAACACTAATATTATAAAGGAAGGATAAAAATATGGAAAATAATTTTATTGGCTATTTACAGCTTTATTTTAAAATTCACACATTGGAGTCTGATACAGACAATTATATTAAATGGGACAGTGATTTTACCATTTTACCGACAAAAGAAATAATGGATCATTTAGTTTCTAATATAAAAAATATGATGGAACAACACCTTCAGGAAGAGTGTGAAGTATTTTTTGTAACCAAAGAGGAATATGAAGAAAATGTTATAGGTATGAAAGAAGAATCATACGCATGGGATGATAGAGAGGAAGAAGATAGATGATATCAAATCCGAAATATGGGTATTGTAACATAAAAATGGGTGATTATGAAGATTTATGCGATACTACAGATCTTCCTTTAAATATAGCGAGGGCGTTTATTAGTTACTATGAATCAGGCTCAGGATATAGTTATATAAAAAACGATACCTATTTCATGTTAGAAAATGATAAAGTTTATATACTAAAAGAAAATAAGGAACGGCAGCTTATTGAACGGCAACTTATTAAAAATGTTTCTGTAGATACTCTTGCATATGAATTTCAGGAAGATATTTTAAAATGCCCGGAAGCATGGGTAAGGGAATTTATGGTATCTGATTTCAGCGAAGATCTTAAAACTTTAAGAAATATGGATGAAATTGATCGAAAGAAAAGATTGATTTGGATATTAAACGATGAAGAAAAACATAAAACACGATATTTATTAGAAAATATCGACACCTTAAAAAAATTAAGAGAGAAACAAAAAGGGATATACGTAGAAAAAAAGAAAAATAATCTTATTGGATATTATGTGCTATATTTTAAAGCACACAAAATAGAAAACAATGAAATCAGCTACTTAAAAATGCAAGGAGAATTTACAACTCCATTAACAGCAGAAATGTTAGATGACGTAAAAGAGCGTGTAACAAATTATGTATCAGGAAAATTAAAGGCTGAAGTATCTTTTGTCACAAGAGCAGAGTATGACGAAAATACAAAAGATGTGATACATACAGAAGACGAAATGGAGGAAGAGAGATGATTTCAAACCCAAAACACGGATGGTGTGATATAAAAATAGGAGAATTCCAAGGGACTGGTAGTTATTTGACTGCAGTTCCATTGGATATGGTAAATGCTTTTATCCATTATTATGAAGATGGAGCCGGAGCATGCTTTGTAAATGAGGAAGGCACGGATTTTACTTTGGTATTGAGTGAGTCCAATGCTTATATCATTATAAACAGAGAAAAACAGGAATTATATAACGTTCCTGTATCCATAGACACCTTAGCAGATGAGCTGCAGGATGATATTTTAAAATGTCCAAAAGAATGGACAAAGGAGTTTATGACATCTGAGTTTGATGAAGATGCTACCAGTCTTTCTTATCAAAATGGAGAGATAAATAGAAGAACACTTTATTTGTTGAAACAAGTAGATACTCTTAGAAATATCAGAGAAAGACAAAGAGCATATGCATCTACACAAAAAGAGGAAAGGGATTTGTAATGGCACTAACAGATGTACAAATAAATGAATTTGTAAATACGAGAAAAGACAATATGAAGCATTTACTCATGGAAGAAATTCCAGACGATTTATCCACGAATGAATGCCAAGTATTATATGCTTTTATCGGATTAAACCCAAAATCAACACAATATGGAGATATCCTTGGAGCTTTTCAATATAAAGGTGATGTATATACTTTTCGATTCCATGTACATAGTCCAAAACAGGGATCCGCATCTTTAAGTAATCGGATGACAGATTATGCAAAAGTCGGAATCAGGACTTTCCGAGATATGGAGTTTTTAGAAGAAAAAAGAGAAGACAGTCGTTTTAGTCAAGCTTTTTGGATAAATACTCCGGATAAATATTTAGATGCGGATAATTTGGCAATGCGTTTACTTATGAAAAATATTTGTGATTATAGCCGTAGCAAAGATTTTTGCAAACAACTGCGTAAAACAGACGAAACTCATAATAAAATAATGGAACTTTTATATGAGCATATAAAGGAATCTGATGATTTCGAAAGATAAAACTGTAATATTATGTGGTATATTATGCATTTGTGAGGTCAGAAGTAATATGCTATAATAATTCAGAGGTGATAATATGTTTGAATTATTGCAGGAGTTAGATAAGGAAATAGAGAAAATGAAGTCCACACTATACCCTGATCTTTAGATCAGTGGGCTAAGTGGACGGATATGTGAAACATACACTAATCATTAGATTAGGGAATGTTTAAAGATACGTAAAAACAAAATAAATAACTAAATGAGGCTTATACGAGCTTACAGGGGTATCTCTGTAAGCTTTTTTTATGCACAGCAGTTTACCTACTAATATTTATTGGACCTCGGGGAAACCCCGAACCCCACCCCACGCATGAAAGGAACGGACTTTCTGGAAAGGTAGTAAATATGGATTCCAAACAAACAATCTAATCTATTTGATGCTTGCTGATTCTTTGGCTGCCAGGGGATTGCACCCAGATCCCAGGATGCGTATTATTTAGTCTCACAGAGGAAGACTAAAAAACACACATTAAAATACATCAAGTAATATAACGAAGAATAGGCATTTACAGGCGGAACTAGATTAAAAAAAGAGGTTCATTTTTTTCCGCCTGTATGTAAAGGTATATTATAGTCATGTCGTTTGGGATTACCAACGCTGTTTCAACTTACTTAGGAACTCCAAATACATAACATATAAATAGCATACAGTGGAACAGCGAAAGAATCGGAGAGAGGAAAAATAGATATAAAAAAATGACGAAGAAATCTTTTCACACACATGGAGAGATATATTGACGACGTAGGAACGAAGTCGGTAATCAGTTTGTAATCCCAAACGGTATGACTCCATGCGCAAAAAATTTCCAACAAAAATAAACCATCTTTTGAAAACTTTTTGACATATATAAATAGTGAATAAAGTTTTTGACGAAAGAAAGGACATAATAGAATGGAAAAAGATAATATGATCACAGAGGCAATTGAGCCACATACCGACGATTATGAAAAATTTGTAAAAGAAATAGAAGATTGGTCAGATAAATTATTATATGCTTCTATTGCTGTTAGTAATTTACCGGCGTCTCAGTTTAACAATTGCAGAAATGATATTGTGAGGTGGATGTCAGATGCATCCAAGGCAATTAATATGATGCTTAAAAGCTTTGAGGAAGAATACGCTATGGTTGACAAGTTAATGGAAGACCGATATCAATTACAAACATATCTAAAAGAACACGGAATCATAAAAAACGAGAATACTCAGGAAGCAGAAAATGAATCAGATATCGAAAGATAAATAAGAGGAGATAACAGAATGAAAGCAATGTTAATTTGGTCAGATGGCACAGAAATAAACACCACAATCTTTGAAGATAAAGATGGAATCAGTGGAGTCGATAGGGCAAAAGCACAAATGCAAAAAGAGTATCATGAGCATGGAGATACACCAGATCCGGAATACGGAGCTTTTGAAGGCGAATGGAGTTGCTGCTATTCCAATGATTGTACTGATATGTGCTATTGGGATATTGAGGAATTACCGGAAGATAAAACAGTTGCATATTTGCCAATACAGAATTATCCGGATGCCTGTGAACTTTTAGGTGGTATGGTGGATGTAGTTGAAGATTTTCTGGAAAATAAAGGTATTACTGCTGAAATGTTACCCAATGCAGATAGAGAAGAAGATCCAGATGGAGCTTTGATCTATGGCAGTGATTATGATACTTTAGCGGATGAATTTGCGAGAAGTCTTGGTATCAGTAGAAATTATGAAGATTATGAAGATGATGATGTAAGAATTTCCCAAATGATAGAAAATTTACCTACCGATCTATTAAATGCCATCTACAGACACCAGAATCTTATGAATCGTATTCAGGATGCAAAAGATCATGCTGAGGATATGGGAATTGATATTTCCGAAGCAGATGCGAAAGAAATCGCCGAAGAATTTATTGATAACCATGATTGTAACCAGACAGAAAATGACCAGTTCGAAGGAATCATCAATGAGTTTGTAAAAAATCGAGAAACAGATAGGGGATATTGATAAAAATAAAATTACCTCTCTCTTTTATTTACATTTACGGTTTTTTTATACATAATATAGTAGGAGCTTAAAACATATAGTGTGTAAAAAAAGAGAGGTATAAAGATATGACAGAAATGAAAGTATTTGATATAGATGGTATTAAAGTAAGTATTCCTATGGATATGTACAAGGAAGCCATAAGAGTTTATGCGTTAGAAGAAGGAAATACCGAAGAAGAAAGATATGGCAATTATATCTGTTTAAGCCAAATGATTCTTGCTGGCTTTAGAGAGACTTTAAATGATTTAGGAAGAATTACGTTTGAATGGATAAAAAACAACCATACAGAAGAAGAAATTTCTGAAAGAGCACAGGAAGTACTCATTAATAAAATTAAATTATATGGAGGAAATTATGATATTACCTAATAATGTCGCTATCCTTAGAAATATCAAAGACTCCTTTTATTATAATGGAATTGAAATATCCAAAGAAAACTTCAATATTCAAGAATTTTCAAAAGTATGTAGCAAAGTTAATGATATAAAAGGACAATTAAGACAGGAAAAGGCATTAAATAATATAAAACAAGATTATACTGTAATTGGATATGCAGAATTATCACATCATAGCTATATTTATCTATTATGCAAAGTAAATAAAGAAAATATTTATTTCGGATTATATGACAATTACAAAAAACAGATCATTCCATTACAAAAAGAAATTATCTCTGAGATAAACGATAGGGATATGTATTCACTAGCTTTTGAATTAAATAAAACAGCAAATCTCATTTCAAAAAATTTAATAAATTGTACTTTAATCAAAGATACAGCTATGTTGCATACCTTTGAAAATTATATAGATACGATAGAGAAATCCGGAAATAGCTTCCAAAATACTTATGAATTAGAATTTATCAATGGATATAAAGAATATATCCTTACAGATGAACAATTAAAACAATCATTAATAGAAAGATAGATTGTAATCAGCTTTGCTGTTTATGATAAATATAAAATAAAAAAAGAAGATACTCAAAAATGAAAAAAGTATATGCATTAATTTTAACAGGTGTAATGGTAGTAGCAATGGCAATTCCGGCAATGGCAGCAAATAGTCCGGAAGCTATCCCAGTAGTAAAAACAGAGAGTGGAATTGATATTATTTCCTCTGCCAGGGAAGTAAATACTACCGTAAAAGATGTTACCGTAAACGTACCTTCGGAACAGCTTGCAAAACAGGTAGTATCTGTAACATCCACCGCATCCGTATTAAAAGATTTAAACGTACCCACAGATGCAAAACTGGTGGCAGCAGTAGATGTATCTTATAATGGAGAAATTCCTGCAAGTGGTGTCCAGATTCCTTTTAAGGTATCTAATGCAAAAAAGGGCGATATGGTATACGTATTACATAGACAGCCCAATGCACCTTATACTTGGGAAGTTGTTGGTTCCGGGGTACTTGGAGATGATCTTACAGTGACCGGTACTTTCACCAGTTTTTCTCCTGTTGCATTCATGGTAACATCTACTGTTTCCACTGCTAAGGCACCTTTAACCGGAGAGTTTTAAATCAGATGGGGATTACTTTTTTGTAATCCCCGTTTTCCATTGACAAAAGATAAAAAACAATATAGAGTAAAAGAAAAAAGGAATTAAAAATATGTCAGTTTTAGATCGTTATAAAGTACCATATAATGAAGTAGGCGATAGTTGGAAGAATGATATGAATCATGTTTCTTCTTATGGTCTTCCTGATCTTGCCTTATTTATTGAAAATGGAATCGTACCAGCAGTTGACCGTGTTTATGATTTACAATTTATTCCGTCAATAGATAAAGAACGAAAGATGTATGCAACCATTAAAAAATGGAATGAAGAAAAAAATGATCCCAATATAGAATTTATTCCTGGTGGCGGCATGTATGAAGGACAAAATCCCAATACCTATTTTCCAACTTTTAGAATAAAAGGATATTTTTCCAATGAAGAAAGCTTGGATCATTGTATTCGAATGATGTGGGAAAATGTAGAACATGCAAATATATTTCTTTATACCATCAAAGATAAAAAACCGGTTACGGAATCCGTAGTGGTTATCCAAAATTTATCATTGACTGCATATGATAATCATAGAAAAGCTGCAGAAGAGTATTACAAAATCCCATTTGCAAAAAGACAATCAGAAGATATTCCCTTTGAAGGCAGACATTCAAAATATCCTTGTATATCTTTTGGTCCTTGTGGAATTATCGAACGACCCTTTAAATTTCCATTTAAAGAAATTAAGACCGAAGAAGAATTTGGCACGAGGATGTGGATGACATTAGTAAACCATTTACCGGAAATCGGGAAAGAAAATGATTATGATGCTTTGAAAAAAGAAATGTACAGACAGCATTCCATTGAAGTAATGCTACAACAGGCATTTAGACAATTAGATCGATATTTATCCAGAGAGCACATGGATTCTTTAGGAGAATGGCGAAATGAGCTGGACGAACAATTGACAAATGGTACTGCGGGAAGCGGAGCATTAATGCAGCTTTTTACGTATTATGGAAAAAATAAAGATAAAAATTTATCCGATGAAGCAAATTGGGATAAAGCGATTGCACATTTCCTACTGGAACGAGAACGTGCAGCAGAGTTAAAAAACAGAGACGAATTTTAAAAATAGCCCACAGATATTTTTTTCTGTGGGTTTTATCTATTTTTACGGAATTTTTTGACATATATAAATGTGATCAAATATTATGGGGGATATGTTAAATGACAATAGAGGAAAGAAAACAAAAAACGTATGAAGGTTTACAGTTACTCGAAAAAGATATTACCAGATTACAGAATAATATCAGTGAGTTAAAACAGATTCTTGAAGATATCCATACAGAAGAAGATATTGAAAAATATAGCGACTTCGATTTGGAAAAAGGATTGGATATTATCGAATTGTTTTAAGGAATGGACACAAAATTACTTTCACAAATTTTAGAAAATATAGGAGATATTATTATGAATTTATATATGACAGAAAATCAAAAAAGAAAATTAACAGAAGTAGTTACACTTATTCCGGAAAACGTGAAGGATATTTTACAGGAAATCCGTATTCCTGCTTATAATATTGAAAATGGTGGCGTCACAAAGAAATTTGATATGTATCTCATCTTTTCCAATGAAACAGAATTGCCGGAATCTGTAATTACATTTTTATCTGATTATGAAATGACATGGGAAAATACTATAAATATCGAGTTAATTGCGGAATTTGATGGATCAGACACTCCTGCTGGAGAAACTGTATGGAAGGCAGGTACTTTACTATGATTTTGCCGGAAAGTGCCCCCATGCAGGAAAAGGACTATCCTTATCTGAATCATGCCAATGCAATGTGGAAAAGACTTGGTATGATAAAAAATGGCGCAATAGAATATTGCTCCGATGACTATGCTGCATTAGCCAATACATTGGAACGATTTTATAAAGGCTTTTTACAAATACAGATGGATCTAAATCCAGATTATAAGCTGCCAAAAGGATATCTTACGAATGATCATGATCTGGTAAAATTGGTAAAGAAGATTAGTGTATTTGTGCCATTATATAAAACAGAGACACAGGAAGATTATAAAATCAGAAATGCTTTTTTGCTTGATTTGCGAAAAGCATATACTCAGGCACGATATACTGTAGAAATTCCATATGCGCAGTTTTGTCAGGTATATGATTTGGTAGCGGAACAAAAGAAGATACTTGATGATTACCTTGCTGCCAGGGAACGCCAGCTCGAAGAGATGGCATTAGATTTGTAAAAAATTGGAGAAAAATTATAATAAAATCTTTTAATTAATTGACAATACCTCTGAAATTTATATAAGGATAATAAATAATCAAAAATATTTTTGATTTTATCTTATGTTTCGCGGTTTTTTTATACATATATAAATGTAAGACAAGCTGCAAAGGAAACCGCAAAACAAATGATTGCAGAAAAAGCTTATTGGGAAAATAACGCTGCACTTACAATGGCAGATAAGTTAAACACATTAATTATCGATGAAATTACAGTCCTGAGTAATTAATTTTACAAATGCAAAAAAAAATCGCTTGACATAGTAGTAAAAAACTACTATATAGTAGGTAAAAGATAGTAGTAAAAAACTACTATGTTTGGGAGGATAAAGAAATGGAGCGAAATGCTGCGGGACTTACCGAAGCAGAATTTTTGGCAAATTATAATCCGGGAGATTATGAGAGACCATCTGTAACAGTGGATATGATGGTGCTTCGTATAAAACAGGATTTTAGTTGTTTGCAGATATTACTAATCAAGAGAAAAGACCATCCATTCATCAACTGTTTTGCTCTGCCAGGGGGATTCATCAATATACGGGAGTCGGCATATGAGGCTGCTTGTCGAGAACTGCAGGAGGAGACAGGTCTTACCAATATCTATTTGGAACAGATTTATACAATGAGCAAACCGGATAGAGATCCCAGAATGCGGGTAATCGACATTGCTTATGCTGCTTTGTTACCATTTGGATATCAGGCAAATGTAAAAGCCAGAGATGATGCAAAGGATGCACTTTGGTTTGATATTGATATTTCAGATGATTATTTGAGATTTCATAATGAAGAAAAAAATATTCATATAAAATATCAGTTAGAAACAAAGGCTTTTAAAAATGGAATATTAACGATCGAAAATAAGATTCCTGTGCAGGATGGAGATGTATTAGCATTTGACCATGCAGATATCATTTTAGAAGAGTTGGTACGGCTGAAAAATAAAGTCATGTATACCGATATTGCTTTTAATCTGGTACCCCAAAAATTCACTTTGCCGGACTTGCAAAGAGTATATGAGATTTTATCACAAAAATCTTTATATAAATCAAATTTTAGGGATTTTGTGCAGGGAAAAATAGAAGCACTGGATATTACAACAAAACCATTTACAAGTTCGAGAACTTCCAAAATTTTTCAGTATAAACAAAGAGGGTAAAGTATGAAATATGGAGTAATCATTACCAGAGCACAGCCATTACATATTGGCCATGTAAAAGTAATTAAAAAGGCCTTGGAAGAAAATGACAGAGTATTATTGATCATTGGAAGTGCTGATAAATCTATGACCGAAAGAAATCCTTTTTCTATCAACCAAAGATGGCAACAATATCTTCAAATGCTTTGTTATTACAAATGGAATTTCGACCAAATAAAAGCAATAAAACTACCGGATTGGAGTGCTGATAAGAATATTCCATATGATAGTAATGTAGGTAGTGATAATCAAAATTATGAAACAGTAGCAAAAGAGTGGGGGTTATATCTTTATTATAATATTGTAGGAGCCATTGGACAAAAGGATTTTACATTATATTATAACGATGACCAGGCAATTATTAAAGAATGGTTCCCCGACTATATTTGGGATCGAATTACTTTAAAGTCAATGGAAAGAGATGATATTTCTTCCAGTAAAGTAAGAGCAGCAATAGTAACCGACAATATAACCTATCTAAAAGAAACCGTACCATATTTAAGTAGTTCTGATATAAATATATGTCGTAGAATTTTACAAACAATACAAAAAGAGAGGAAATAACTTATGAGAATTTTGATGGTAATTGATGCGCAGAATGATTTTATTACAGGAGCTTTAGGTAATAAGGAATGCGAAGCTGCGGTACCAAAGATCGTAGAAATGATTAATAGTAAGAAATATGATGAGATTATTCTTACGATGGATTCCCATGATGAGAATTATATGGAAACCAAAGAAGGCAAGAATTTACCGGTGCCACACTGTATCGTACCTACTGGCGTTTGGGCACCTACGGACGGCTGGATGATTCATCCTGATATTTATTTTGCCATTAAAAGAAATTATGATCCGGATGAAATAGAAGTCTTTAAAAAGCCCACTTTTGGTGCTATTTCCATAATTCCCAAGTATCAGAAACTTTGGGAGGCATATGGACCGAACTTGGAAATTGATTTCGTTGGCTTCTGCACGGGCATCTGCGTATTGAGTAACGTAGCAATCGCAAAGGCAACCTTACCGGAAGCAAATATCTGTGTTATTGAGGATGCATGCGCATGTGTAACACCCAAGACTCATAAAACAGCAATTGAGGCAATGAGACTGATTCAGGTAAAAATGTTACAGACAAAGGATCTGTAAGAGGAGGAGAAAAAGATTAAAAGAAAGTACTGTATTTATAAAATAACAAATATGATAAATGGGAAATCCTATATAGGACAGCACATTGTAAAAAAAGAATGTAATCGACAATATATGGGAAAAGGAATTGGAATTCAGGAAGCATACAAAAAGTATGGTCGTAAATCTTTTAAAAAAGAAATTTTAGAAGAAATTATAGATGATGAAACAAGAAATATAGTTTCTGAAAGAGAAAAATATTGGATTTCTTATTATAATACGTTAGAGCCAAATGGATACAATCGACATCCTGGCGGACTTGGTGGATGCACTTCTCGATCAGCAAAACTTATTGTAGATACAAAGAAAAAGCACGGATATAAAATGTCACAAAAAACAAAAGAAAAAATAAGTAAAGGACATTTAGGTAAAAAATTTAGCGATGAACATAGACAACATTTAAGTGAAAATCATCACCTGAAAACAAAACATATTATAAACTTTGAAAATGGAAGTATCGAAGAAACTTATGATTCTATTGAAAAAATAGCACACAAATATAATACGTCAGTAAATTCATTAATTCGAAAATCGGCAGAAGGTATATTTGTTAATGGAATAAAATTGGAAAATATTGACGCAACAAAATACAAATGTTGTCAAAAAGAAAATTACTCAGATATAAAGGTATATGATCCAATAGAAAAAGAAACATGTACTTATGCAGCTTTAAGAGCGCGTAAATACCGTAATAAAACACTATATAAAAATGTTATTGTAATGAAACAAAATTTATCTGGAATAGGAGACGCTTAATATGAAATTTGAACGAATAATCAACAGCTTATTAACACAAGACGCTTATAAATTTTCTATGGGGCAAACGATTTTCCACCAGTTTAGTTCCTATAAAACTACATGGACGTTTAAATGTAGAAACAAAGATGTGTTTTTTACTCCTGCTATGGTAGAGGAAATTAAGGAGCAGATCAAAGCATATTGTGAATTGCGATTTACAGAAGATGAACTGTTTTATCTGGAAAATATCAAATGGATTAAGGGATCTTATGTGGATTTCTTAAGACTGTGGCAGCCCAGATATGAGGATTTTACGATTACAACCGATGCGGAATGTGGATTATCCATTGAAGCTGCTGGCACTTGGTTAAATACTTCCATGTATGAGATTCCGACATTGGCGATTGTAAACGAAGTCTTTTTCCGGATGAACTATGATTATGAAAAGCTGTATGATTCTTTCGAAGAAAAACTGAACACCAAAATTGATAAATTAGGATGGGCTTACTGTCTTGGTAATTTTAGTGAGTTTGGATTGCGACGCAGACTTTCTGCACAGGCACAGGAACTGGCAGTAAGAAGACTTTCTGAGGTAAACAAAGGTGATTATGTGTCTTCTCATTTTGTAGGAACTTCTAATGTATATCTTGCAAAGAAGTATGGATTAACACCGGTGGGTACTATGGCACACGAATGGATCATGTGTACCGGACAGGGCAATCACAAGCATAATCCGGCATATTCTAACTGGTATGCATTAGATGCCTGGGTAAAGGAATATGGAGTGTTAAATGGTATTGCTTTAACAGATACCATTACGACAGACTGTTTTTTAAGAGATTTTCAACTTACTTATGCGACACTGTTTAGTGGCGTCAGACATGATAGTGGGGATCCTTTTGAATGGGGAGAGAAGATGATTGCTCATTATGAGTCTTTGGGAATTAATCCAAAAACAAAGACATTATTATTCAGCGATAGTCTCGACTTTGAAAAAGCGGATAAATTATACAGCCATTTTAGAGAAAAAGCAAATGTGGCATTTGGAATTGGCACTTATATTAGTAATGATACCAATGTTCCTGCATTAAATATCGTAATGAAGGTTACAAAGTGTAATGGCATGGATGTTGCTAAGATTTCCGATACGCCGGGAAAAGGCATGTGCAAGAATGCGGATTATGTAGACTATTTGCAGAGATGTATTGACTGGAGACTTGCAAACGATAAGTAAAGACCATCCCTGGCAGGAGTGGAATTAGCTATCGTCATTTATATATGGAGGATTTTTATGGATAGTAGACCAAATTTAGGATATGGTTTTTATAAAGTAGCTGCGGCATCTTTTCCGATTACATTAGGAGATGTATTTGCAAATGCCAAAAAGATTTGTGAATATATTGAAAAAGCAGTAACAGAAAAGGTACAATTATTGGTATTTCCGGAATTGAGTTTGACGGGATATACCTGTGGAGATATGTTTCTTCGAAAAGAGTTATCTGAACAGGCTGAATATGCATTACGTGATATCAAAGAAGCAACCAATGGGAATAATATTCTGGTATGTGTAGGAATGCCGATTGAAGACCACGGAAAATTGTTTAATTGTGCCGTATATATTCAGAGTGGTCATATTAAGGGAATCGTACCTAAAACATATATCCCGAATTATGGGGAATTTTATGAGAAAAGATGGTTTGTATCTTCTACCTGCCGTACCTCTGATTTCCTTTTTCTGCTAGGGGATAAAGTACCTTTTTCGGAAAGACTGTTATTAGATGGCGGTAGTGATGTTATTATAGGCACTGAAATTTGTGAAGATTTATGGGTAGATAGCCCGCCCAGTGGATTGCTCAGTCGTGCAGGAGCTACCATCATTGTAAATCCATCTGCAAGTAACGATTTAATCGGAAAAAGAGAATATCGTAGAAATCTCGTAAAAATGCAGTCAGGTAGATGCAGAGCCGGATATATTTATGCTTCCAGTGGGGCAGGGGAAAGTTCCACGGATCTTGTGTTTTCCGGACATTGTATGATTGCAGAAAATGGCAGATTGTTAGCAGAATCTACAGATATTATGCAGGATGATATTATGGTTATTTCTGTCATTGATATTGAAAAATGTGTAAATGACAGGCGTAAATTCAATAGTGATGTATGGGGTGAAGTACCTGATATTGTATGGGAAAAGGTTTTTGTATCGGGATTTCCTTATGCTTTACCGGAAAAAGTAGATCCTTATCCTTTTGTGCCAGGGGATCCAAAAGAACGTAAAAATCGTTGTACGGAAATCTTAAATTTACAGGCAAAAGGATTAATCCAAAGATTACGTGCAACCGGGATAGAAAAAGTAGTAGTTGGGATTTCCGGAGGATTAGATAGTACATTGGCATTATTGGTATGTTGCATTGCCTTCGATCAGTTAGGATTGCCAAGGAAAAACATTCATACAATTACAATGCCGGGATTCGGTACCAGTGTAAAAACAAAAGGGCTGGCAGACGAATTAATTGACCATCTCGGAACTACTTATAAAGTCGTAGATATTACGGCAGCATGTACACAGCATTTAAAAGATATTGAACATGCTCTTGATGTATATGATATTACTTATGAAAATGTACAGGCTAGGGAGCGAACACAAATTCTTTTTGATTATGCGAATATGGTAAATGGTTTGGTAATCGGTACCGGAGATTTATCTGAACTGGCATTAGGGTGGTGTACTTATAATGGTGACCATATGAGTAATTATGCTGTAAATGTTAGTGTACCTAAAACTCTGGTAAAATATCTGGTAGATGCCTATGCGGATATTTACGCGGAGGACAATGGTACAAGGAGTACAAGAGGTATTTTAAAAGAAATTGTAGATCTACCGATTTCTCCGGAATTACTGCCTACAGATAAAAATGGTGAAATGGCACAAAAAACGGAAGAGAGTATTGGAAAATATGATTTGCATGATTTCTTCTTATATCATTATTTGAGAAATGGATTTGGAAAAGAAAAGATTTTAGCACTTGCAAAAATTGCATTTCCAAAAGTAACAGAAGAAGAAATCAGTAAGACCTTAGATATATTCTATCATAGATTCCGTACCCAGCAGTTCAAGAGGTCCTGTATTCCGGATGGTCCAAAAGTAGGTAGTGTATCTTTATCTCCGAGAGGGGATTTAAGACTACCGAGCGATTTAATGAAAATGTATTAAAATAAGACAGACAGGGTAAAATCCTGTCTGTTTTTTATAAAAATCAAGAATTTTTTGACATATATAAGTAGAGTAATTATTTTTATCATATGAAAAGAGGAGAACATAAAATGATTGAAAAGACAAAAGTATTTGAAAACCACAGCGAGAATGAAAAGGATATTATCACACAGGTAGTGAATGGGCTTACTGGCACAGATACAGGAGTGGATTTCCGCAAGAATCTGGTGAATGATACCGAAGAGGAAGCTATGGCACTCTGCGCAAAATTATATAGCGGAACTCCCATTGCTGTAAAGATTAAGAGACCTATTATTGCAGAAACAGGAAAGTTAAAGCAGGCAAGAAAGAATTTGGAATCCGTAATTGCAAAGAAAGAAGAGCAGAACAGTAAATCTTATCTGGAAGGCAGAAAGACTGCGGTTTGCACCTGTGAAAATTGTAAGAGCAAGCTGGTAATTGCGAAGTATCTGGAAATTGCAAAGAAAAAGGTTGGTGTCGTAGAAGGCTTTGATATTAACCGCTGCCCTGTTTGCGAGGAAGATATGCGTCCACAGAGTATTAAGAATAAGATTGCAAAGTATGATACAGAGATTGCAGCTTGCAGAGAAAAGGTAGAAACCATTGAAAAAGAGCTGTTTGACAGAGCTGTAAATGCAAAGAACTGCCCGACTGCATGGTTTGTTTATTGGCAGGAAGCAGAAAATGAGGAAAATACGGAAGAATAAATAGAAAAAGGACTCTGAAAAAGGAGTCCTTTTTTTATGTGCAAAAACAGCCTACTTTTTTGATTTTTTTTGACATATATAAATAAAGGTTTACATATTAAAAAAATAGAAAAGGCGGCTAATAAAATATGAAAAATTTAGGATTAACGAAAGAAAGATATCAGCAACTAATGTCAGTATTCGGAGACGAAGAAACAGTAAAAGAAGTTATCAAAGACTGGACAATCGAAACTTGTAATAAAGGATACACTATTTTTAACTCCAATGGAACAGGAATGCTCGAAGTATGTAGAATTGATACACTAGAAGTATTTGAAAATGATGATGCTGCTGTTGCACAAGCGATAAAGGATGGCATAAAATTCATTCCCGTTGAGGAATTACCTGAGAACTTTGATAGACGTTATCTTGGTTGGATTGATACGCCAGAAAATAGAAAGCATATTGAAGAATATTGTGCAGAAATGGATGATAGCAGAGATCGATAAATATTTAAGGAGAACGTCCCATGCAGAGAAAAATATTACAGTTCGGCCATCATAATATTATTTGCCAAATGGAAATATACAGGACTTATACCTTTTATGGAGATTATGAGATTACACAGGATTCTTTACCGATATTTAAAAATTTACAGATGTCTGTGGAAATACATGATTTACACCCTGAGTATAAAACAAAATGGGATGAGAAAAAATATAATCCGGAAAATTTGATTAATAAATATATTATGAAAGAAATCAAACATAATAATATGGATAATTTTGATGTCACATTTATAGAACCGGAATTACAGGCTTTTATCGACAAATATAAAAATGATTATGTGAAAGTAATGAATGGGAAAATTCCAAAATGCATGTTCACAGTGGATAAAAAACGATGGGATTTAAAAGTAGCGACTCCGACAACAGCTATTTATCAAAACAAAGACGCAGGATATTGTGTGATCAATACCATGAGGAATACGGTAGAAACTGTAAAGGAGTATAATATCGCATTTTTGTTACAGTTTATAGAAAATGACACTTTATTATATGGCAGTAAAAAGGATATTGCAGAGATAAGAGACAAAATTTCAAAAGATATGGAGCGATAAACTATGGGGGAATTTGTGATTTCCAGAGATGGACAAAATTATTTACCACAAGATAAAGAATATATCAAAGGAAAAGGTATTTTGGTGGGATGTTTTAATGAACAACAAATAAATAGTAGAGCAGATAAAATTGCCACTCAAAAAATGATGGATGCCACAGGATATAAGTATACAAATACAGAATTTATAAAGAAAGACGGAAAGCTAACAGGTCTTAAAATTTATGTATGTGACCTAGACGATATGGAAATTTAGGAGGAGATAAAGATGAAAGTATATGATATTAAATGGGATGTAACAGATGGCACAAATATTTCGACACCGGAAGAAATCGAAGAAATCTTAGCTATTTTACCAAAAGAAATCGAATTGCCGGAAGAGTTTGATAAGGCAAATTATATGGAAGACGGGGAATTCAATGAGTGTGCATGGCTTGATGCTATATCAGATTGGTTATCTGAAGATTATGGATTCTGCTACAATAGTTTCAAAATAAGCAAAGAAGAAAAATATCAGGAAATCCAGGAAGAAAGAGACTAAAAGAAAGACCACTATAAAAAAATAGTGGTTTTTCTTATTTTTAGCGGTTTTTTTTGACATATAGTAATAGATAATATTTTATGAGGTAATCAAATATGGCATGGTATGCAGAGCTTGTCAGAAAACGTTGGTATTGTATCTGTGGTATAGATATGATCCATGAGTATAAAAAGAAACTTTATGACGATTGGTACAATTCTCTTACGGAAGAAGAAAAAGAGCGCCTGGCAGAAATTAAGAAGCAAAAGCAGGAGAAAGCAGATCAGGAACTTAAAATGATTATGTCACAATTATCTGCTATGAAAACACTTTTGTCAGAACTACTAATCGAAAACAGATATTTATAAAAAAGGAGATAATGGTATGAAAAAAATTTATGATGCACTGGATATCATTAAAGAATATATTGGCGCGGAAGTATATGAAATTTGCCTGTTAGGGAAAGAAAGCAATGACTGCATGGGGGATCATTGTAAAAACTGTCGTAACATTTGGAAGACAAGATTAAGCTATAATAATTTGAGTGAAATTGGGAAAAGCATCTTTTTCACCAAAGAGGAAGCAAAAAAGACATTGGAAGACGCTGGAATCAAAATTTATGAATAGTAGGAGTAAAATATTCTGCTCAAGAGAGAAAAGAATTAGCATGTAAATAGAAGGAGAGAAGATAATGAATAAAATAGTTATTGTAGATGATATACTACAAAATGGATTACGTATTGTAGAACAATTAAAAAACTCAAATTTGGACTATGGCACGCTTTCCAAAACAGAGGAATATAAAATGGCACTTGCAAATAGTCCAATGTTACAGTCTTTTACGGATACCTTTAAAGGATTACAGATAACTTTGACAGGCGATTTGTACCAAATGATTTTTAGCGGCATAGATAATGTAAAGCTTGTTATTCTTTATAAAGTAATTGATACGGAATGCTACTATGCCACCGTAGAAGTAAAGGATAAGGAATTAAAACAGAAACTCAGAGAAAATGCAAAGACAATGAAAGGCGTCAAACTTACCGTAAAATGTGTTGCCGGTGGAGTCGATTATTTTGAGTTGATGGATATTATAGAATTGGATAATCCTTGTATGTTTGGCAGATGGATTTGTACGAATTGTCACCATGACTACGGTTTTGATGATCCACAGGGCTATGGATGTGACATTTGTGAAAGTAAAATAGAGCAGGTATTTGATTTCTATAAAGAATAAATAGGAGAAAAGTATGTTAAGGATTTCAGGAAATGCAGATAAAAGTATCGTAATAGCGGCGTTACAGGCATATTGCCAGCCACTCATCTATGACTATGATAAGGAAATTAGGGTTGATGAAGATGAAAATCATTATCATATCAATTCTTTTACGATCGGAATTCCGGCGTTTTGTAATTTCATCTACGACACACTAAGCGAAAAAACAAAAGCGGGAAAACATCCATTAAACGTAGTCATAATCAATGTAAGCACCTTATTATTTTCTCTGGAAGATATGGGACTTTTAGAAGATTGTGCAATTACATGTCAAAATAATGGATATGCTGACCAAATGATACTTATAACAAAATAAAGGAGCATATGAATATGGCAAAGATACAAATAGAAATTGAAAAATGTAATAAGTATCCATTTCATTATACAGAAAGAACGATAACGGCAGATTCCTTTGAAAATGCTTTTGACTATTACTGTGGTGTCAATAAAAAGAAAATTGCCGAATATGTGGAACGGGATAAGGAATTACCGAAAGTACCAGAGTGGTGTCCGTATCGTGTAAAAGAGGAGTAATCAATAAAAAAAGCATGAGCGCAACAAATCAACGAAAGAAAGGGGTATATTGTGAAAGACGAAAAATATTTTAAGACAAAAATACAAAATACGATTGAAAATCTGGAACAGACACAGGAAAACTTAGAAACAGATATGTTTGCCATAGAGTGTAATAACTGGTATGGAGAACGTTGTAATGGTATGTCAGACGGCATTGAGATTGCTATTGAGATGCTGAAAGAAATCATAAAGGAGTAGACAAATGAGTGAAAAATATAAAAAGGACAGTTTAGGAAATCGAATGAAACAGTACGAAGCTGTTACAGAACATTATTTAATACCAAAGCTGCCATTTATTATCCGTGTGGATGGAAAGGCATTTCATACTTTTACTAAAAAATTTGAGAAACCTTTTGATGCGGTTATAGAACAGACTATGCGGGCTACAATGGAAAGCTTATGTAAGGATATTCCAGGGTGTGTGCTTGGATATACGCAGAGTGACGAAATTACATTAGTATGCACCTACACAGACAGAATTGTAAGTGAAGCTTGGTTTCATGGGCGTATCGAAAAGATTGTTGCTATTTCTGCTGCCAAGGCTACGAAGTATTTTAACAAATTTTTCAGAGAAAACATTCCTATGGATGTAGAAAAGTACGTAAAAAAGTTAGATGAAGCAGAATTCGATGCTCGGGTATTTAACTTACCTGAATGGGACTGCATCAATAATGTGATTTGGAGACAGCAGGACGCTATCAGAAATAGTGTAGAGATGGTAGGTCACTGTTTCTATTCTGCCAGGGAGTTAAATCATGTGAATACTACGCAGATTAAAGAAAAGTTGCGGGTAGAACATGATATTATCTGGGAAAATTATCCAGATTATAACAAACAGGGTATTTTCTGTTATAAAACACAGGTAGAAAAAGAGGTACATGGAAAGACGGTAGTACGAAATGTCTGGGTACAGGACTTTGTAGTATTACAAGAAAATCGGACATGGTTTGTAGAGATTACCGGATTAAGTGAAAAATAAATTTAAGTGCGAATGATAAGCAAACATAAAAATACTAGGAAACTCGCACCAAAATAAAGAAGAATCGAGGTGATTTTTAGATATGATTGTATAGGAAAATAACACTTAAATACTAAATGTAGTATAGATAGCAAGATAGTATCTAAATCTTGCAGTTGCGCCCATTGCGGGGCGCATGAATTGAAATCGGTTGGGGGAGCTTGGCTGCTTTGTGATTATGGTTGCGCCCATTGCGGGGCGCATGAATTGAAATAAAGAAGTCCTGGCAAAACTCCGGGAATTGCAGGTTGCGCCCATTGCGGGGCGCATGAATTGAAATATAACTAATTTCTTCCATAGCTTAATCCTCGTTAGTTGCGCCCATTGCGGGGCGCATGAATTGAAATACAAAGGTTGCACACATTACGTGTGCATGAATTGAAACATTAATGTAAAACTGAATGTTACTATAAACGCTATTGCATTTCATACGGGATGCATGAATTGAAATAATGTAGCCTCGCTCGGTCTGTACTTTTGTAATGTTGCATCCCATTCGGGATGCATGAATTGAAATATGTAAAAATGCAGGACTTTGAGCTGACAGAGATGTTGCACTCCCTACGGAGTGCATGAATTAAAATATGAAATAAGATAAAAAACGAAAAAAGATTACAGAAATTACCCATTTTTGTAGTCTTTTTTTACATATATAAATAGAAATAATTTTTAGATTACAAGATATTCACTTAATACAATGGAGGAAATATTATGAACGCAGGAGAATTATTTAAAGTAAACATAGAAGGTCAAGAACATACAAAGTGTATTGTACAGGATATGCATGCTTTTACAAGAAATTTTACAAGAGAATTAACAAAAAGCTATGGCATCGTAGATATTACAAACGGAACTATGTCTGCACAACGTTTCTCATCTGTTTCATCAGCACTTGATTTTATAGAAAAATATTGGGGAAATATAGAGACAGAGAAAGAAGAAATGGAGTTGGGATAATTATGAAACGTAATTTTTTACTTGTGGATACTTATTCAGCTATGGATTGGCATGATTGGGATAGAACATTTGAATATATTGAAAATGGGACATTCGAAGATTTTGTCAAAAAAGAATTAAATCGATTGCAAGAAAAGAAGCAGATAAAAGAATTCGATATAGATAGGGCGATTTTTGCTATCAAAGGATTAGATAAAAGACCATATGAAATTCCATACAAAGCTGATCCAGAGGAAGAATATTACGATAGTCTTATTATCGAAGAATGGTCGATTACATATAGCGGTCAATTTGAAACGAAAATAAAACTAAAAACAATAGCCTTTGATGATAATGATTTGTGCTGGATGCCAATAGAAGAATTTCACACAATTCCTAAAGTCGCACCTGTGGTCCATCGTTTTTATTCGGAACCTTTTGCGACAAAAGCAGGGGCAGAAAAATTCGGAGAAAAAATAAAAGCAATGGGACATGGCGGAGACAACATTTTGATTATGCCAATGTCTAAAAAAGAATACGAATTAAAAAGTAAAGATAATGAAAAAAACTGGTACAACATCAATGTCAAAGCGACTCAATTGATGAAAAAACATCCCGAATGTGAATTTATTCCCATGATTAATTTACATCTGGTAAAACTCGAAGAAGCGGAACGAAACAGCAGTAAACATCACAACAAGGATTTTGAGGAAGAGGTTAGCTATGATTTATAACTACAAAGATCCGGATGAATTACATATGGATATGGATATTTGGGAAGATGCCAGACAACAAGCTTTAAGAGACCATGATTATAAAAAAGCTTATCAGGCAAAAGAACAAATGAGCAATATCCAAAAAGCAGAAATTTTAGAGGAAGAGGAACTGCTATTATGATTACCATAAAAGAACTATATGAAAAAGCAAAAGCAAATGGTAGTGAAAACTATAAAATTCAGTTGCAGTGTCAAGATCAGGGAGGCACTTATCCTGGGACCTTAGAGATGGATGGATTCGATATTGATAAGGAAACAGAGGAAATTACATTATTTTAACAATGGAGGAAAATAAAAACAATGATTCAAAACAATTTTACAGACAAAGAATTAGCACAGGCAATTTGTTACGCATGGAAGGAGGATAAATGTATTTCTTCCGGATGGCATGATTTTGTATCTACCATGAATCAATTATTAAGAGATTATCTGACATCACCGGTAGATGATCGAAAAGTAATGGACGATACTTTTAAAATGCTGACAGGATATGATTTATCTGCTACGGTAATGTCTTATGGCGGATTATACAAAGCAACTCAGGAAGAGTCTGAGTTTGCAACAAAAGTAGAGGAAATCTGGGAGTCCGATAAAGAAGAGAATGGTATTGATGAAGTAGCACGAGGTATCAGCTATTTAAAAGAGACTTATCCGGATGCACACTCCAAGGCGATTATCAATAATGTATTTGTTGCTACAATGGGTCATTCCTTAAGCAATATCGAAGCAGTATTAGCCGGTGCAAAAGAAAATGCGATTTATGACTTAAAAGAAGCTATTTCAGATGCTTTAGAATCCGGAGAATTAGAAGATGAAAGAGAATAACATAAAATGTGGTGTTCCATTTCAGGTTGATGTAAAAGTTTTGAGTTCTTGTGAACCAATCTTAAATACATTTTGTATTTTAGAGGATACGGCTTATAGATCTAAAAAATGGAATAGTACAATAGAAAGAAAATATTGTATCGCTAATTTAACAGGTGGCTGCGTCCAATCTTACCGATATAATTCTGTGGAAGAAGCAATAGATTTTATACAAAAAAATTGGAAAATCATAGATGTGAATTGGGATTACGTAGACATAAAAACCGAAATAGAGGAAGAGAGAGAAATATAATGATTTATCAAGGTGTTGCTTTTAAAGTAAAATCTTTTCATGGTATAGAAATGTTATTATGTGCAATGGAAGATACACATACCGGAAAATATAGAATTGTAAATTTATCTACTGGTAGTATTTTCGAAAAAGAACATGATTCTATTTTTGAGATAGAAAAATATTTGACAAAAGTTTATGATATTCTGCCGATAGAAGATTCGACTGATATTATGCAATTATCTGGAAATAGATTAACTTTTAAACCCAATTATAAAGATTATGAATCAGACATATCTTATCTGCATGATTTGTATTTAGATAATCCAACAAGGAAACCCACGGAAATCGCAAGATATGATGATGGTAGTTTACAAACGATCATAAATATAAGCAATGATGGTCTGACAGCAAATCTGGTATTTGAAAGCGAAGAAAATAATATACTATTTTCAAAAAAGCTTGGGACATTAGCAGATATTCCGGAAATAGAAATGGAATTTTTGGATTTAGTAAAAGAAACTGCTAGTGAATTAGTTGCTGAATTTGAGAAAGATAGTGAGATTGAACTTTAGTAAAAACTGGCGTCTTTTCCCTGGCAGGCAAGAAACTTCGATTCTGATATTAAAAAGGAGATGAGACGAAATGTTATTGCAAAATGAAAAGTATGATTACAAATATTGCGATACGACATATAGTATCAATGAAAATGCGATATTTGCGAATATAATAAAAGAAGACGAATCCAGATATTTTATTGAACGTGCGATAGAGTATGGCAGATTCAAAATAAAAGAAGAATGGATTTTAAAGTCTGATTTTAAAGAACGGTATAAATCGGTAGAAGATGCCAAGAAGTGGATTTTACGTGGCAATCGATTTGGTGCTAAAGTATATTTGGGAGAAAATGGATTAACGCAGAATTTACCAGAAAGTAAATTATTTTCTTCTAAAAATATTGCAATGGATATTGCAAAAACACTTTCTTTTGGTGACCATTGGATAGCAATTCCCTGTGGGTTTTAAAAAAATAAAAATTTTTTTAAAAAAAGTTTCTATTTTTGACCATTTTTCAAATTTTTTTTGACATATATAGATGTGTGAAACACTTTTGTCTCATACAAACCCCTCTTACACCGGGGGAGTGACGAGAGTATGGTTCCCAGCCAAATCTCCGTTGCTCCCTTGGATAGTAAAGAAACACGAAAGGACAGGAAACAGAGATGTTAAAGACAATATTAAAAAAACAATATAATCTTTATCACGGAAATTTGGAACAATCAAATATTTCCTGTTTTTGTAGTGTGTAAAAATAACCGTTTACGTAATATTATATACGCCAGTTAGGTTACTCTCTGCAGGAAATAAAAATTTTCAGTGGAGAGTATTTTTTTAAAAGAAAATATCATTTCTTACGGTTTTTTTATACATATATAAATAGAAAGTTTAAAGCGTATTCGATTTTTGATAGGGGGACTAAAAAAATAAATATTTTTTCCAAAAAACATAACGTTTTGCGGTTTTTTTATACATATATAGATGTGAGATGCAAAACTATTTGGGCCCTTAGCTCAGTTGGTTAGAGCATCCGGCTCATAACCGGACGGTCTGGGGTTCGAGTCCCCAAGGGCCCACGATTTAATTAAATAACTTAGGGCTATCGCCAAGCGGTAAGGCACAGCACTTTGACTGCTGCATTCCCGGGTTCGAATCCCGGTAGCCCCGCTAACTGAAAATCATTATTTCAGGAATACAAAAAAGAGGAGATAACAGTATGGGAGTAAGTTGTAAACCTTGTGGAAAGATGAAGTCATTTTTCGAGACCATTCATGTGGTAGAGAGTGTTGAGAAAAAGGATAAGAAAAAGCGCCCCACGCAGGCAAAGAAAGAGGAAGCTCCTGTAAAGGGTAAGAAAAAGTAATAAATTACATCCCCATATGGGATGTACATATGTGCCATTAGCTCAGTAGGTAGAGCACCGGACTTTTAATCCGGGTGTCATGGGTTCGAGTCCCATATGGCACATTAGACGGATATCTAAGTCTGTGAAAAGGCACGATAATCGTTGATGTTAGAAACATCTAACAAAAACAGATGACAAAAGTAGGAACAAAACATCTGTTATGAGTTCTGAAAATCCTACAGTGGAACTCTTTTTTGCATATGTGGTCTAATTGGCTATGACACCTGCCTTCCAAGCAGGAAATTGCGGGTTCAAATCCCGTCATATGCTCTACATCTCCTAAGATGTATGAATTGAAATTAAAGATATAGATATAGAAAGATAATCACATGAGGGGTAATTATGAAAACAAAGACACCGGTAATTGAAAACAGAAAAGCTAGATATGACTATTTTGTAGAAGATACACTGGAATGTGGAATTTCCTTACGTGGAAATGAAGTAAAAAGTCTTTTAGATGGACAGTGTTCTATTAAAGAAGCATGGTGTCAGATTCAGAATAGAGAATTAGTAATCCGAGGAATGCATATCAGTAAATGGAATACTGCAAACACTTTCGATGTAGATGAAGACAGAGAGAGAGTACTGTTAGCACATAAGCAGGAAATCAGAAAGTTAGAATCAAAGGTTTTACAGGATGGAATTACTTTAGTCCCTTTAAAGGTATATTTTGCAGAAGATACCGGAAGATGCAAAGTACTGGTTGGTATCTGTAAAGGAAAAAAGAATTACGATAAGAGAGATTCTTTGAAATCTGCACAGGTAAAAAGAGATATTTCCAGAGCAATAAAAACTTTTTAAAAAATATCTCAAAAAATATAAGATTTTACGGTTTTTTTGTACATATATAGATGTGAGAAATTTTCTCCTATAGCTCAGTTGGTAGAGCGCCTGACTGTTAATCAGGTTGTCGTAGGTTCGAGTCCTACTGGGAGAGTTCAACTATGGGTAGGTATGCCTAGCGGCGAGGGCAAGGGACTGTAAATCCCCCACGAAGAAACACCGGAGGTTCGATTCCTCCTCTACCCACGCACCAATTTAGATTTGCTGCAAGGAGTGAAAAAATATGAAATATTTCGAAGTAACATTTGCAGATAAAGAAGAATTTGGAGTCACAAGCAGAGTATTACAGACAGAGACAGACTTATCAAACCAAGAAGTAACAAAGTTTTATGAGCCTTATTGTGAAAAAGAAGGATTACATATATTTGATATCCTTCCCCGCACAAAAGAGGAAATACAAAGATGGAATGATAGGGAACCATTAAGTATGGATACTTATAGTGAAAAGAATTTAGAAAATGAAATCGAACGTAGTTAGTGCTGCGGAGTACTCGTAATATTATGTGATTATTCTCACATGATATTATGAGAACTATGAAGCTCATGATTTTTAAATCTAATTGTTTATGCTGGTATGGTGGAAATGGCAGACACATCGGATTTAAGCTCCGATTCGAAAGAGTGAGGGTTCAAGTCCCTCTACCAGTACTGTATCTTGAATAGATACATGAATTGAAATCATAATCAATCAAAATCTACAAATAAAAATATTATGCAGGGTGATGCAACATTTGACAAACGATTGCCTATGATTGAATGTCAATATAATAAGTAGGAGCATCTGAGAAAGGGTCAAATGGTATCTCCAGTAAGATTTGTGATAATTTAAGCCGAAATAGGAATAAGCTGAAAACACAAACTCTGAACAAGAAAGAATATGACTATTAGATTGGGTTCGAATCCTGTCCCCTGCGATATCGTACTAACACGCTTAGTTACGGATAAAATAGCGGTAGTGTCGGAATGGCAGACGAGGCAGACTCAAACTCTGTTGGTAGCAATACCGTGTGGGTTCAAGTCCCACTTACCGCATTGTATTCCGGTTGGAATACATGAATTGAAATAAAATGTTAGGGCATTTTGCAAAAGTATATGTGCACATTGAAGTTGGTTTGTGTGCAGAGGCTCATTAGTTCAGCGGCTAGAACGCTTGCGGGAAGCAGGAAACGTTGGTTCGAATCCAACATGAGTCTATTTAATTGCCATCGCTGTAAAAAATAAAAATATTTTTTCATTTTTATCACTTTTTACGGTTTTTTTGTACATATATAAATGTAAGATAACGGGGTGTAGGTCAGTTGGTAGACCGCTTGATTTGGGATCAAGAGGGCGCACGTTCGAGTCGTGTCACTCCGATTAGGGGTGTCTCGCTATTTATTGCCGTTAGTACTGACAAGATAAATAGTGGATGAAAAGGAGATACATGGCAGTAGCAGAAGGGAAGGCTGCAAGCGATACAAGACGTTGTATTGCGAATCTGGATGGGCATCCGTAAAATGCGGGTGCCCAATATCCAAGATAATATAATATGGGCTTGACAGGTTTCGACAGGTCACACAGAGAAAAAACAGCATGCAGAGGATGGTGGACACCTCTTTAATCAGACACCAAACAATTAAACGCAGACAATAGCGAACTTTTAGCTGTAGCGTAAGCTACTCCTAATGCTAACCAGTAGCTCCGCAGTATCTGGTTAGTAAAAAATTGCGGATATATATGTAGGGAATGTTGGTCCAAATACTACATATGAAATGATTTGGCTACCCGATGATACAAGGTTTGTTCATTTAGACAGTATCTGGAGACAAAATGAAATAAGCATGTAGAACAGTTTCGATGTATGGGTTGGATTTGGGTTCAATTCCCAACAGGTCCACTCGGGTCTTAATAAGTCCGTGATGTAATAGTTGTTCTGATATCATTATTTTTTTTGAACACGAAATAACCATTTGTCCTGATTTTGCAGCGCTCCGAGGACAGCAAGTAATTTATGATATTTTGTTGACGGGTATCATAAATGAATCAATGGCGGAGAAGCCTCCTTTCTAAAGTTTTGTGTCTTTTTTAAACGACAAGATTTCTTGCCTGTTAGGGGAGACGCATTACAAATATATCGGTTATTACCAATTTCGCCGTATAAAAGTAATTGGGGACTACCTATCAGTATGATAGGGTGAACTGATAATCAATAGGATTATCCCTTCCGACTCAGGTGATATCGGTATCCGGCTTGCGGAGAATAGAGGAGAGGTTTGAAAAGCGGGCAAGTACGTGACTCCTCGAGATGAAAATCTATGGAATGGTGGAATTCCTTTCGACAGCACATAAATAAACCAATAGTGATGCTGGAATAAAAAATGGTTTAATATATAGTGAAATGGGCGTGAAGCATTAGACAGTTCTTGTGACGGTTAATTTTGCGAAACAGAGATAGGAACAAATACGAATACGCCTCCTACGGTAACTATATATTATTTGCCGGTATAGCATAGTTGGTAATGCGCCTGCCTTGTAATCAGGAGATCGGGGGTTCGAATCCCTCTACCGGCTTACATCTTGAAAACAGATGTATAAAGTTTTTGACCTAATTCCTAAGCATATAAATAATAATTTGTGTGTTTAGGTGTTCGGTCAAATGAAAAAATATGTCGCGGGGTAGTGTAGTGGCGAACATACTGGGTTCATACCCCAGAGCCGAGGGTTCGAGTCCCTCCTCCGCAATTACCAAAGCTTCAAAGTACAAGAGGCTGAGGTCATAAGAATGTCAAATCTTATGGCTATGCTGCTGAAGATGCAGCCGAGTGTTCAAATAGCGAAAGTGACTAGCGAGATAGTGTCGTGGTATCGAAAGAACCACATAAAGCTAAGTAAGCACATATGAGTTTGAGATGTAGATCGGACTGACAACCTTATTATGCGCAAGATATGGATATGTCAGAGACCTGAGAAGGCAACACTCGCACAGAAACATCTTAGGACTGCAACCTTATGACAAAAATAGCTGTTATAGGCGTGATCTGGGGTTAAAATCCTCGTGCCGGTGCGTCCGGTTTGGCTGGCTAATTACCAGCTTAAAGGCTTGTTGCGGATCACGCATATGCTCTCTTGGTGGAATTGGTAGACATGCTTGACTTAGAATCAAGTGCCTTTGGCGTAAGAGTTCGAGTCTCTTAGGGAGTATTTTATTGATAGTTACAATAGAGGGGTAATTATGTACTTTACAAATCTTACATATCATATGGTACCAAAATATACAAAAGACAATCTGGTTAAAGATTATCTTTTTAACGATAGTAGAGATAAAAAGTGGTTTTTAACAGAAAGTCAGGCAAATACAGCAGTTAGAAAATATCTCAATAAGGTACCCACAGCTATTTTAAATGCATTTCAAAAAGAAGATTGGCATATCATTGTAACAAATGAGAATTTAGAACAAAAATATGGATATAACTTCGAAATCTATGGTGTTACCGATAGAGATGAAAAAACAATATACATCTATTCACACCAAGATGCATTAAACTACGGTTTAGGTCATGAAATTGGTCATTTTTTAGATGAATATTTAGGTTTTATTTCTGATACAGAAGAATGGAAAAGACTACACATAGGCCATAAAAAGTTACCTAAAATACCAGTTTTTTATTTTGCTGAATCAGAAGAATCAGATTATGAATATTTTGCGGATTGCTTTCTGTTGTATTTGAATGATTCAACACTTTTGTATGATTGCAATAAACACGCCTATGAAATATTTGAAAAGATTTTTACAAATATCGAGGCTATTGTAGAAATTGTATCAGGTATAACAACATATTAAGATATAACAAAAACATCACAAAATAAAAATTGTGGTGTTTTTTATTGCCTATTTACGGTTTTTTTATACATAAAAAATAGGAGGAATTAATCATGATTTTCTATCTAAAATGTAATCCAATGTTAGCAAAAAGGAAACGGGAGATGGATACATCAGCTATTTATGTCAATCGTGTATCCCATATTTTTGAAGGAAACACCAATCATGTAGAAAAAGAAGAAGGAGAGAAAAAAGCTATGAAAACCAAAGAGCTGAAAGAAATTTTGAATGATATGTGTGATGTGGCGAGAGATGCTACAAGTGATAGGGAAGAAATCTACATTCAGGCGACTGAGGAAATCAGTAAGATTCTGGATGATTATAAAAAGCTGAAAAAGAAAAATAAGAAACTGAAGAAACAGCTCGAAGAAGCAAAAGAAGATTTGGAAAGAGAAAGAAATTCCGAATTTGAGTGTATGTAAAGGAGAAAAATGGATAATTCTTGTGATCTAAATCATGCAATGGCATATTATGCGTTATCTATGCAAAGCAAATGGCTAGAAAAGGAGAAAGAGAATGGAACAGAAGTTAAGAGCACTGATCAAGGAAGCAATGATTGAGAAGAAAGAAACAGGGAAGACGAATAAGTACCAGACCTATAAGAACATTTTGGAAACAGCGCAAAAGCTGGCAAAGGCGTCCCTGGCAGCAGTAAATGATGGTTTCATCTATGATGCGGCAAAAAAGGAAATGAAACAGCTTGCAGATTTGCAGGCATTTTGTAAGCCTGGTACCAGTAGATATGATGATATTGCAGAGTGTATGGAAATTGCACAGAGCATCTTACCCAAAATGGCAACACCGGAAGAGATCCTTTCTTTCCTGCGCGGGGAGCACTTGGAAAAGAATATGGGTGCTTGTATGAAGGCAGTAAAAGCAAAGTTTGGAGATGCTTTGGATGGTAAGGTTGCATCTATGGTGGTAAAACAGTATATTTCATAAATAATGCGGGAGTGATTTTTACGTCATTTTTAAATTATAGGAGGTAAAATGAAAGTATTATTAAAAAATGAAAGCGCTTTGTTTGCAGTAGAAGTTGTTGAAGCATCAGCAAAGGATGAAGACTTTTTTGATTATTCTTTACCGGAAAACACAAATATTCTTTCTCTTATTTCCGCACAAACGGATAGGGAAAGTGAAGAAGATCATGTTAATTTTGAAATTTTTTGTAAATCAAAAGAGCAGGCAGAAAGTATAGTCCGTGAATTATATTTGACCGGAATGGCTGATTTAACAATCTATGAAAAATATACATTTGTAAACATTGCTGATGAGATTACAGATGAGGAATGGGAACGAATTAATGAAATCCATAAAGAATTCACTTCCGAAAAGAAAACTGCTCATTTTATGGATAAACAAAATGAGGAATTAAAGCCAGACTGGGAAAGAGAAAACCGTGAAAAATATGCATGGGAAGAATAAAAATAACTAATATTTAAAAGACCCTTTTTGGGGTCTTTTATATATTTTTTAGACATATATAAATAGGATATGATATGATATACAAAGAGGTGATTTTTATGGAGCAGGATATGATGGAAGCATTAATAATGCAAAAAGAAAAGTGTAAAGAGAAAAAAAGAGAAACCTTTTTTCATTATGCAGAAAAACAGATTCGTATAGATAAAGAAAATTTCATATCTCAGGAAAAGGAAATATAAAAATGAATTATACACTTAAACATAAAAATAGAAATATCGCAATATTCAGTATACAAACAAAAAGTGTAGATCAATGTATTATAAACAAACATACCATTTCTGAACTACCTTTGCCATTAAAACGACTGGTAAAGGAAGGCTACAAAGAAGAATTCGTGGATTTTGAAACGGATGATTATTTTTGTCTGAATGAAGATGGATGCTTTTTATTTGATAATTGGATTGCTGATAGACAAATTCCAATAAATCGTTTCAATTATCAGCATTATATTGCTGGTGATAAAACAGCACGACAATGGCTATTTGAAAATAATGGCTATTCTTTTGATGATGCCTATTGGTTTGAATCAGAAGAAGAACAATTAACCTGGAATGATATAAGACAAAGAATAGAAAACTTGGATGTTTATATAGCTGTTCAAGATGAACATCATAGATATAAAGGACAAAATAATACGTTAGGTGGACAGTTAGAAAAATTTTGGTATCGGTTAAATGATAAAATTATGTTGTGCAAGAAACATCCGGTAAACTATGATGTTCTGGCTGCCAGGGAAGTAATAGCATCTCTTATTTACCAAAAACAAGGTTATCCAAATTATTGTTCATACACATTTACTTATCGTAAGAATGGGGATATTGCTGGTGTTACCTGTGAATGCTTTACAAAGGAAAATATAGAGGCGGTATCTGCATATGACTTACTAGAAGAGTGGAATATGACGCAGCATCCGGATGTATGGGAAAAGATAATTGAGCTATCATCAAACTATGGAGCGGATCCAGAAATAGTAAGAAAACAAATGGATTTACAATGTTTGGTGGATTATATCATCACAAATAGAGACAGACACGAAAATAATATCGTCTTTTTACGAGATATAGAAACTATGCGTATTTTTGACATTGCCCCGATTTTTGATAGTGGCAGCTCCGAACAGCTAGAAGGTGTTTTACCGGAAGGAGTATTAGATACAAAAGTAAATGGATTATACGCAACAGAATTAGAGTGTTTGCGGCATGTTCAAAATTTCTCGGTGTTAGATGTTTCAAAATTGCCATCTATAACAGAAATACAGGCTATTTTAAACAAATGTAAGGCTATCACTCCGCAAAGAAAAGCAACACTTATCCAGTTATATGAGAAAAAGATCGCTTTTATAAAAGAGTTACAAGCAGAGTACGTAAAAGGTACCAATATGCCGGAATTTATAAATCAAAAAATATGTGAAAAAAAGCAGGAAATTACGGAATTTTTTGACATAATAAAATAAAGCATAAGAAAAGGAGAACATAAAATGGATATTGCAGGATTATCAATGAATATGGCACAGAATGATATTAACAGCGCAGTCGGTGTCAAAATGTTAGACAAAACAATGGAAACAACAGAAAGCTTAGCAGTAGGTCAGGTAAAAATGATTACCGAAGCTTCTGTAAATGGTGTTGGCGCCAACTTCGATATGAGAGTGTAAAAAGATATCCGGGTAAAAACCCCGGATATTTTTATGTTTTCCTTTCTGATTTTCAAAATATCCAATTATTTTTGACATAATATAATATAAAAATCTATGAGGAGGATTTATAGATGAAAAAGAAACTATTTGCTTTATTATTATGTACGATAATTGGCCTTTCCGGATGTGGAAGAGATGTATCTTCACGAAAAACGGAAATTGCAGAGACAGAAACAGAAACAGAGTCCATACCGACACAGACAATCAGTGTAAAAATCTGGAATAAGGATTCTTTTGATACCCTTTATGAATATGTTGGTTCTGATATGGTTAATGATGTTTACCAGCTCATTATGACGAACAAAGATGGATATATGACTTATAATACCACAGAAGAAATCTATGACCAGGTGAAGAACATATCCAGCCAGTTTTCGAATCTCTACCGATTTGATATTACAGCAAAACCTTTAAGTGATGAAGCAATAAAAACATATAAAGAGACTTTGCTAAATAATTTAGTTTCCAGCTATTTAATGGTTGACATGATGTCTAATAATGGATATGAAGATCAGGAAGCTTATCTTGTAAAGTTGTGTGATAAGCTTGGTCTTTCCGAAGAAGATATAAACCATTTTATGGATGATACTTTATCCGATGACGAAGAAGCTAATTTGAATTGGAAAGTAATAGATAAACTTGGTCCGGAATATTATGAAGATACCGCAGCAGATTGGGTCAAAGAACTTTTATCTAAGAAAACACTGGAAGAAAAGAAAGCTTATTTTGAAGAATTGGATATCTCAAAGCTTATGGTAAATGAAACTGCGCCCCCACAGGAAATCGAAAAGGTAGAAGTCTATGATAAAAATGGAAATCTCATTGGTACGCTGCCAGGGGAAGACATTCAAAAAATGTTAGATGATAATACTGCAGAGTATGAAAATGCGATTCCGATATCTCAATCTGAATATGCAGAACCTTTAAATGTGAGTACATTGGAATTAGATCAGATGTATCGTTATGAACTAAAAGCGGAAACAAATGAAAATGAAGAAAATTCTGCATATCATTATGCATGTCACTTTATAAATGACCGTAAAGATAGCTATATCTTTAAAGTGAATTCCAAAGATCCTGATGAGTTAAGTTTTTCTTATTCACAGGAAAATAAACCGGTATATTCGGTAAGTCTCGAAGACCATAAAACATTATTAAGGGGAGATACATATAGTTCTGCGGATACCCCACAATATTTTTATATAAAATTGGAAAGTTTTCCAAATGATAAAGCATTATTAGACCGCACAGATAAAGAAATTGTCGTATATGCTTCTAGGCTACCCAAAGATGGAGATGTGTTTGACTACGGATATCTTTATAACGACACTTCCACAAATTTACAAGTTTATGCGGATGATGAATTTGTAAACGTTCCCATTAATTGTGGATTGAACCTGTTTGGCGTGCGACAATTATCCTTTAATACAGAAAATACAGCAGAAGAGGAAAGTAGTGGATTTTCTATTTTCAATTTCTTAAAAAAAGAGGAGTAAATCCTCTTTTTTTCTGTTAAAATAAGAGTATATTTACGGTTTTTTTTGACATATATAAATAGAAAAATAAGTGAGGGATAAACAATGACCAACTTACAGAAAAATGAAATAGACAATATTGTGAAAGCAATTCAGTCCAACGATGCTGCACATGTAGTGTCATCTATTGAAATTGCAAAATATTGCGCAGACACAAAAATGGTAGACCTTTATATTAAAATCGATGGAAAAAGTACAGACGAAATTGAAAATTATGTATCAGAATACAATTTTTTACATAAAAAAGACGAAAACGCAGTATATTTAATCATCGATTTTGTTGGTCCGGATGAAGCAAATGGCACTCCCATTTGGCAAAGAGGATGTGAAAATAAATAATAAGTGAGGCTTAAAACATGCAAATTACGAATTATTTTACGGATAAAGAAAAAGAAGGTATTGAACTGATTCAAAATACCTTCTTGGATAAAATTGACAAAATATATGTTGTTTCAAAAAAAAGAAATGTAGGCGGCGGATTCGATTCCTATATAAGTATCCGCTATCATATCGCTTTTAAAAATGATGTGGCACTTACAAGAGAAGACTATCATAAAATCGATAGTTTATTTCCTGTAAATGAAAATAATGGATTTTTAATTTCTGCTTATGAATACAATCCATATGATATTTCCTCAAAAGAGGAGGTAAAAGTATGGCTTCCTTAGAACTATGCTCTCAGTATGATTATGCTAAAAAAGCATTGGTATTATATAGAAAAAATGAAAAAAGTCAAAACCCATTTCTTTTGTCTTTAGGTGTAAATGCAATTGAAATGCTATTAAAATCAATTATTGAACAGGAAAGTGGAATTATCCCAGAAGAACTTGATACTCATTATTTACTTGAAATTTGTACAGAAATAAATAAAATGAGAATTCCACATTTTCAAATTAATTATAAATTCCAACAAATGTGCAAAGAAATTCAAAGATATTATAATGGAGCAAGGTATTATAATCCTAATAATCGTAGATCCAATATTTTTGATGACTTTGATTATAAAATTGTAAAGGAAACTGTGGATGCGACAGAAGAACTTTTAAAAGAATATGAACAAATTCATATAAAAAACTTAGAAGACTTAACGAAAGATTTATAATCCTAAAAGACACCATAAAAAGGTGTCTTTTTTATATCAATTCAGCGGTTTTTTTGTACATATATAAATGAAGAAAATAATATCAGGAGAATTTATAAATGAAAGTTGCAAGTACTCAAGAGTTAATTGAAAAATTACAAGCATATGAAAAAGAAAACGGCATTGTAAAGGAGAAAAATATGGCACAGAAAGCAAAATGTTCTGTATGTGGTAAGGAAATTACGGAAAATAATTATGGTGTACAGTGTGCAGATGGAACTTATCTTTGTAAAACATGCTTTCAGTCTTATGTTTCTGCACTTCGGGAGGCATTTGAAGATGATACTGCCAAAGAAGAGACGATTCCTATTATGACTCCAAGTCAGATGAAAGCAGAACTGGACCGTCATGTAATTGGCCAGGAAGAAGCAAAAAAGGTACTTTCTGTTGGTATTTATAATCATTATAAACGAATCATCAGTGGCAGAACAGATATTCAGAAAAGTAATATCATGATGGTAGGACCTACCGGTGTTGGAAAAACAGAACTCGCAAGGACTGTGGCAAATATTTTGCAGGTACCTTTTGCTATTACCGATGCAACTACGGTAACAGAAGCAGGTTACGTAGGTGATGATGTAGAAAATATCCTGTTAAAGCTGATTCAGGCTGCAGATTATGATGTAGAACGTGCGCAGTATGGCATTATCTATATTGATGAAATTGATAAAATCGCAAGAAAAGGAGAGGGTGCCTCTATCACAAGAGATGTATCCGGGGAAGGAGTGCAGCAGGCATTATTAAAGATTGTAGAGGGATCTGTTGTAAATGTACCTCCAAAAGGTGGTAGAAAACATCCACAGGTAGAGAATATCCCATTTGATACTTCGAATGTATTATTTATCTGTGGTGGAGCCTTTGAAAATCTTACCATGAAAGAAGAAACACATAAAAAGACATTGGGTTTTGCGACAGAGATTTCCGCAGCTCCCCAGTCAGGAAAGGAACATCAGGCTATTGATGCAAAGACTTTGGTAAAACAGGGCATGATCCCGGAACTTATCGGTAGATTCCCAATTTTAGTGGAATTACAGGAGCTTACTGAAAATGATTTGAAACGTATTTTGGTGGAGCCTGAAAATAGTATTATTAAGCAGTATACCGATTTGATTGAGTTGGATGGTGTAAAACTTAATTTTACAGAAGAGGCTATTTCATTCGTTGCCGGGGAAGCTTTTAAAAATAAAACCGGAGCAAGAGGATTAAAGACCATCTTAGAAAAAACTATGATGGATTTAATGTTCACTTTGCCGGATGAAGAAAACATCACAGAAGTAGATGTAATCATCAAAAATAGTCAGATTGATTTCAGTTGCAAAAGAAAGCAGATTGCCTGACTATAAAACATCCACTAATCCTTAGATTAGAGGATGTTTAATCCAGAACGAAATTAAAATCAAGTAGTTGGATTAGCAAAGCAGAGAGATAGGTGTGAAAAAAGCCTATCTCTTTTTATGTCCCAAAAGTATAAAGCGAACACATGTTTTCCACCTGCTTGGGGAAATACACAAAAAGCACGTATTAAAATACATCAAGCATTATAACAGAAAATAGGCATTTACAGGCGGAGCTAGATTAAAAAAAGAGGTTCATTTTTTTCCGCCTGTATGTAAAGGTATATTATAGTCATGCTATTGGGGATTACCTAATGTTTTACCAACTTCCGTAGGCAAACAAAATGAGTTTATATTTTGTTTTGTGCAGCGGTAGCAAACTATGATTAGAAAATCCTTGCCTTTTTCTTTTAGATAAAATGATTCGATATTACTTTCTCCAATAGCACCATAAGAGGATATATTTAACGACTGTGGCAGCAGTCGGGTAGAATATTGTAATCCCCAATCGTATGACCATAAGCGCAAAAAATAAATTTTAAAATTACTCAGAATTACGGTTTTTTTATACATATATAAATAAGAGAAAATATGTTTGATTGGAAAGGAATATATATTATGGATTCACGAGATTTGTATGACGATAGAAAAGAATACTCTTTGGAAACAGGATGTGCTATTGCAGCCCCGGAGAACGAAATAGATGGAATAATAGAAAAGATTACCGAAGCATATCCTATGGTGCAAATTAATGATAAAGATTCTTGGTGCACCATCAAAGTATCCGCAGATAAACTCGATGACGCATTTTATGAAGTAAATAGAATCATTGAGAGTATAAATGAGACATATCCCGAAATATATATTGATTCGATAAATCCTTGGGATAATTAGTATTTAATTCAATAGGAAAGGATTAGTTATGAAGAATATACAAATAAGAAAAACTATCTGTACGATTATGTTAATAATGAAAGACGGGATAAATTTACTGGCTGGATGTTTGATTGCAACGATACTTGTTTGTGTCTGCATGGAAAATGGTTGGAGTAACTTTAGATTAGCATGGTAAACTGAAATATTAAGATTTATGGAGGCATTTGTATGAGAAAAATACATGAATGTGCAGAAGATATAAAAAATATTTTAAATGATGCAGAACGAACCGAAGAGGTTGACGGAGATATGTTATGTAGTATTAATGAGTTGGTGGATGAAATTTTATCAATATATTGTTTAGAAAAACAACAAAGAAAAATGGCTATAGCTGAAGAAAATGAGATTCTTTCAGAAGAGGCTAAAAAAGCAGGATGGAAGTCTGGTGTTATGAACATCTAAACTGAAATTTTCACTGCAAATGCAAGAAGTTCATAAACAGAAAATATGACAAATTTTTACGAGACAAAGGGAAAAATGGAGGACGAAAATGTTTGACTGTAAAGGAAACGAATTGCATGTTGGAGATCATGTGGTGTATGTGCGTGGAAAAAACGCTTCTGCAGAGTTAGCGACGGGACATGTTACAAAAATCTATGAAAATAATAAAGAGTGTAGTGTAGACGGATATGCACACGTATATGATTTCAGAGTAATGAAATTAATTCAAGAGGAGTAAAAAAGTGAAAAAGTATTTAGCTGGATATTATTATGATCCACATGAAGATAAAGAACATAAATATTATACAGATGACTATAAAAATTTTTATGACGAAAATGATAAATTACTCAAAAATGATATTTTGAATCAATTGTCTATCTGGATTAATAGTCCTTGGTCACTAACTTGCGAGCAGTATGAAATAAAGTATAATTGTAAAAATTATTCGGATATTCCGGAAGGTGAACCTGAATGGGTATGTTCCTATTATGTTATTGGATATGATGGAATCACAACAATGATCAGACAATATGGAAATACTCCAGAAGAATCATTAGAAAAGACAAAAGCATTTTTTCAATATTTACAGAAAAATTACAATACAGAAGACGAAAAAGTATAAGTAACGGAAGTGATAACAGAAAATGAACTATTTTACTTCGGACTTGCATTTCGGATCAGATGAAATATTAGTCCGAGAGAATAGACCATTTAAAAATATATCTGCATTTCAAGAATATTGTTTTATTTTGTGGAATCAACAACTCACAGAAAAAGATACTTTGTGGATTATTGGTGACTTCATTAATTACAACCGAAAACAACCATTATCTAAAAAAGAAATTGATGATGTGTTCGGATCAATAAAACAAATTAAAGCCAAAGTCATTCTAATTCTTGGAAATAATGAACTGAGAATCATACAAGATTTTTTTGATAATGATTTTCAGTCGTTTAGGGACTATCTGATACATCTTGGATTTTATGATGTGAAAAAGGATGCATATTTGTCGTTTGAAAATGAGAGTTTCTATTTAGGAAATAACGAAGGAGGTAGCAGAATGATAAAAATGGTTGAATTTGATGAAGGAGTCTGGGTACCGGAAGAATGCTGCACCATGACCAATCCGGCTACAAGCGAAGAAGAAAGCGTCCCGGACGATGTAGAGATGCCGTGTGAAGAATCCGAGTCCTGCACAGGTGATTGTGATAATTGTATAATCCAGATAATCATGAACGAATATGCGTTGTGCACAGGACAGGCGACAGATCAGGCTAAGAAAAAGAAATTCTCTATCCGCATGGACATCACTATGGATAAAGAAATGTCATATGAAGTAGCGGAGCGGACTATTATGAATGCATTAAGACAGGCAGGAATGGTAGGACACTGCGGTGGAATCAATTAGGATTTAGTGGAGGTACGAGTATGGATTTTTTAACAAATTTGGACAGTGAAACATTAAAGGCAGAATTATTAGCCTTTTTAGAACTTGGAGATGATGAATTCGACATATCTTCGATGGGAGAATTTGAAGAGCAGTTTGTAGAATTTATCAAAGATGATTTGTCTTATGCGGATTAATTAGGATTTAGTAGAGAAAGAGAGGTAATGAGCATGATACACGCTATATGTGATTTTTGTGGTAAGGATTGCGATAGAACAGCAACGCTACTGTCTATGACACCTTTTCAAAATTTTGCAAGGTATCATACAGATAATGAACCGTATGGAAATAGAGAAAAAACTAGAAGTTTTGTAATCTGCTATGAATGTTGTAAAAAACATAATCTTCCTAATCCGTATGAAACATATTCAGGAATTACTAAGCAAGAGGGACATTATGAGAAATGCCTTGATAATTATACAGATGTTGACCTTGTAGAAGATAAAAAATATGATAAGAGATTTGATTAAACTGAAAGTTAACGGAGGTAGAACATGGAAGCTTTTAAAAATATTTTATTCAATGTCTTAATTGTTGTTGGACTTATCGCAATTATCCTTACCGCTATCTGGTGGTTGTTGGAATTGCTCAATAAGATATTTAATTTTTCAAAATATATAATCATGTATCACCAGTATAAAAAGAAAGAGGATTTATACGATCTGCGCAATAAGGTTATCGTAGCAAAGGACGGAGAAATATCCTATTCCTGCGTGGGGGACATTGATGAACAAATTGTAATTCTAAACAAAGGTATAGAATATGCAATGAAAATGAAAGATATGAGAGAAAGATTTTCTAAAAATTTTTAACACATTCACGAAGAGGGAGAAATATACAGATGAAAATTATTGAAACAGGAACAACGTACAAAATTTATGGTGAAGATTTAATTGTACTTGAAAATCTTCCTGCACAGACCTATAAGGTAGGTTTCTCTAAATTTACCGGATTTTTTTTGGAAAAACAGGCGAATTTGGAAATTAAAGAAGAGAAAATCTATGGTGTACATGAATCCAAAGTAAAAAAGGTTGTAAATAGATTCAAGAATACAAATAAGAATCTTGGTGTTATTTTAAGTGGAGATAAGGGAATCGGAAAATCTCTGTTCGCCAGATTACTTTCCAATACAGCAATCGAAAATGGAATGCCTGTAATTTTGGTAAATGAATATATTCCGGGAATTAGTGATTTTATCAATAGTATCGAAAATGAAGTATTGGTATTATTTGATGAATTTGATAAGACCTTTACTGCAGGAGATGGAGAAGATCCGCAGGCTCAAATGCTTTCTTTGTTTGATGGGACCAGTCATGGAAAGAAATTATTTGTAATTACCTGTAATAGGTATCGGTCTTTAAATGAGTATCTGATCAATAGACCTGGCAGATTCCATTATCATTTTAGATTTAACTATCCGACTGTAGAGGAAGTAAAAGAGTATTTACAGGATAAGTTAGCACCGGAATATTATTCTGAGATTCATAAGGTTGCAGCCTTTTCCAAAAAGATCAAACTCAATTATGATTGCCTTTCTGCAATTGCTTTAGAATTAAATGATGGAGAAGCTTTTGAGGATGCAATTATAGATTTGAATATTGTAAATACCGGAGAAAGAGATACCACTTATTCTGTAACCGTTTATACACAAGAAGGATTTATCTTCCGTAATGAATCCGTTAATCTTAATCTGTTTGGAACAAATAGAAATAAGTTTTGGGTAGATGATGATGCGGAAAATAGTATAAATATTACATTTTACGGAAAAGATGCAATTTATGAAAAGAAAACAAATAATTTTATTGTCTCCAGAGATATGATCAAAACAGAGTTTGATGAAGATTACATTGATAAGAAACTTATAGATTCGTATAAAAATATGCATATTACCTATGCAGAGATTACATTAAATTACGAACCGAATATTCATTATGTAGTATAAATTAAATTTGGGAATAGGGTATGTATTATAGCCAGAGCAAGTGGGAAGCATACCGAATCATAAGATTGATGTATTTGACGGGGTATCCCGAGTGGACTGTCAAAACAGGGGTTGCTTATGGTAATGATAAAAAAGGAGACAAAAATATGGGTAGTGTTACTTTTTATTACGAAAAATTATGTAAAAAAACATTAGCACAGCTTTATTATCATAAATTTACAGAAAAAAGAGATTTCAGTAATTTTTCTATTACAGAGATAGAAAATTTATTACGCAATTGGAATCACGATAATGAATTCTATTTTCAATGTGGCGCAGTATTTGTAATGGTTTCTGCTGAGGCAAATGAAGAGGGCAGTGATGCATTAAACGCTCTTATTGGTAGTATCCCAATGTTTGAGGATATAATTGGATTAAATGAGGACACGAGATTAAATAATAATCAGTTTGCAGACGATGACGAGGAACGCGGAGACTTCGAGATTTGCGAAGAAGAAATTGGATCCACTAGATTATTTTAAAACCCTCCCCAGGCAGGAGAAGGAATGAGGAATGAAAAAACATGTATGAACAGCTAAAAAAATATATCGAAGAATCTAATAATATTGTGTTCTTTGGTGGAGCAGGAGTTTCTACTGAAAGTGGTATTCCGGATTTCAGATCAAAAAACGGTTTATATAATCAACATGATATTCAGTTCGATAAATATGAACCGGAATATCTTTTAAGCAGAGAATGTTTATATCATAATCCAAAAGTATTTTATGAATTTTATCGACAGAAAATGGATACCAGAAACATTGAACCGAATATTACACATAAAGTACTTGCTAAAATGGAAGAAGCGGGAAAACTATCAGCAATTATAACACAGAATATTGACGGATTGCATCAAAAAGCTGGTAGTAAAAATGTATTTGAGATTCATGGAACAACTCAGAGAAATTACTGCAGTAAATGTGGAAAAGAGTATAATTCAGACTATATTTTTGATACCAATGAAACAATTCCAAAGTGTGAATGCAGGGGACTGATCAGACCTGATGCTACATTATATGGTGAAAAACTACCAGAATTTGCTGTTTGCGGAGCTATTGATGCAATTTGTAAAGCAGATTGTCTGATTATCGGAGGGACTTCATTAAAAGTATACCCAGCAGCAAATTATATTTCCTGTTTTAGCGGAAAGCATCTAATTGTCATTAACAAAGAAAAAGTAGATATAATGCTAAATGACGAAACAGATTTGATGATTATAGATTCATTAGGAAATGTTTTTGCAGAAATCGATAAATGGATTTAATCAACATTTTAGCGAAACGTAGTATAAATATATACTGCGTTTTTTCTTTTTTACATATACAGCTAATAAAAAATAAGAAAAATAATAATGAAAAAGGTGTAATAGGTATCTATATATACACTAAGGAATTCCATACTTCTAAAAATCATGTAAGGAATTCCGCTTTCTTTACGTCAAAATATATAATATTTTCAATATTTCCATAATGATTTTTGTTAAAAATTATTTGTCAACTATTTTTTTTAAAAATACCAGTCACTTTTTCTGAAATTGCGGATTTTTTTGACATATATAAATAAGAAAGAATTGTATAATTCTTCAAAAAAAATTACAACAAGGATGGACAATATATGAAGAATGATGCGGTATTAAATTACAATGGAATAAACGTAAATGATATAGATGATACTATAGTAAATAATTTTGAAGATTCTGAGGATCGCGATTTAGGAGAATTATCGAAAGATAGAGATATTTCGGATTCTGTAAAAGAATATTTACAGTCTATTGGCAATTTTAAAAAATATACACTGGAAGAGGAATTGGATCTTGGAAAACGAATTTCAGAAGGTGATGAAACTGCAAAAGAATTATTAGTCAATGCTAATTTAAAATTAGTTGTTAGTATTGCAAAACGGTATCAGGGTGTTTCCGATTTAGAACTCTTGGATTTGATTCAGGAAGGTAATATTGGTTTAATGCGTGCCACAGAAACTTACGATTATAATAAAGGACTTAAATTTTCTACATATGCAACTTGGTGGATTCGTCAAACTATTATCAGATCCATTGCAGATAAAGGCTCTTTGATTCGTATCCCTGTACATATGATAGAAAAAATCAATAGTATTAAGAAAGCGAAAGATAAGTTTGAAAACGAAGAACATAAACAGCCAACGATTGATGATTTGGCTAAAGCAACTGGTATGAAAAAAAGCGAAGTAGAACAAGCGTTGGAATTTAGTTATATTAAAGTATCTTTAGATGCACCAGCGTCCAAAGAGAGTGAAGATCCCGATGATACTGCATTGGGTGATTTTATAGAAAATCCTGCACCAACTCCGGAAAGTATGTATATGGATACCGAACTTCGAGAATTGGCGATAAAAGCATTAGATACTTTACCGCAGCGGGATAAGGAAATTATGTATGCCAGATTTGGATTTGAAACGGGAACTCCGATGACTTTGGAAGCGATCGCAGTAAGATATGGTGTTACCAGAGAACGTATCAGACAGATCGAATCAAAATCTATCAGACGATTAAGAAACTGGAAAGTAAAACAAATCTTTGATAGTTATTATAATCCAAATAAAATTCCACGAACCACAACACATACAGGACGGGATTATAATTTAACATCAAATAACAGATATGCAGGAAGGACGAGTTATTATGGATAAAATCTCACCTCGAATGATGCGTGCATTACAAAAAACCGGGGAGCACATTTCAGGATATATTGATCGAAAAGATATGATAGCTTTTCAGAATGCACCATCAGATAGTTTCATTAAGCAAGAAAAAAGTATTTCTGTGACACCGGTATATTATATCCGATTAGACGATGGCAGATATATTGGAGTAATTTCGAAATGTCCCATCATTGCTGCAGGATTGAGTGTTCTTTTCCTGCTAGGGATGGTCTTTTCATTTAACTAACAGATAGGAGGGTAAATATGGGCAAATATTTAGACATTCAGACACCAGACGAATATTTTCAAGGGAAATATATAGAAACATCAATGGGAAAAGATTTCGCATATGTACGAGAAACTTTTTATGATTTTGTGAAAAATATGGAAGTGAAATATTTTATACCAATACCTTGGAATCTTAATAAATGTTTTAATGGATTCCGAGATTTTGTTGATCATGCCAGTTGCATATTAACAGCAGATAATAAATATTACCTGATATTGCAACCTTATAGTCATGTGCATCCAAGACTTTTTTATGAAAAATATTATTTAAAAGATCAAATGGCATATTATCCACATGGATTTCAGAATACAAATACATATATGATTATTTTTACAAAAGATTTTATGGAATTCATGAATGATATGTATAAAGAATACAAAACAACGACTGACACAGAATATCTATATCATTTACATGAATATTGTGAAAATGTATTGCCGGATTCTGTTAGAAATTTAGCGGTTGAATTTTAATAAGGAGGGGAAACATGGGCAAAAGGATTATTTCCGTTGGTTTGGTTTGTTTGATGCTGGCGTTTGCTGTGTGGGGCGGCAATCAGGAAACACAGGCAAAATCTGGAAGACAGATAACATTAACAAAATATGATGTAAACATGTAAATAATGTCAGTCGAGGCAGAGAGAGATAGATATCCTCCACTGATAGGTACTAAATAAGTATCTATAGAGTAAAGTTTTTGTCAGTTGAATAAAAGAAAAAAAGAGAGTACCAACATCTCTGTTATAATGGATTTGACGAGAATCTAAAATACAGACGATGGAGGCACTCTCATGAAAAACATTATAGCATATTCAATGGAAAAGCTGTACAAAGATTTGGAAGAAGCAGATGAACTTTTTCTCTCATCCGGGATGAAGGACATGGAATTGTACGAGAAGCAGCTTGCGGAGGCTGCAAGAAAGGCTGCAGCAGAGCACATGGCAGCCCTTTACAGCGACATGGATCGTATGCTGTGTGAGGATATTTCCAGAGCTGAAAAATATACCATCCAGAGGCATGATGAACGCCAGCTGCTGACTACAGTGGGACCGGTTTGCTTTACCCACACGCTGTTCCGAAGCTGTAAGGATGGAACCTGCCATTATCTTCTGGATGAATGGATGGAACTGGATGCCCATGAAAGACTGAGCAGCCGTGCGGAAGCTGAGGTGCTGGCCGAAGCGGTAAAGACCAGCTATGCCAGTGCTGCCAGGGTACTGGGAGAAGATTCGTTGATCAGCAAGACTGCCGTCATGGATAAGGTACACGGAATCCAGACAGAACTGCCCTTCCCGAAGCCGGAGAAGAAAAAGTGTGTGGAATACCTTTATGTTGAGGCAGACGAGGATCACATTCACAAGCAGGAGAAAAACGGAACAGAGAAGAAGGGCAGCATGATCGGGAAGCTGTTGTATCTGTATGAAGGACAGGAAAAGAAAGACGGGCGGAAGGAACTGAAGAATGTCTTCTACCTGGGAGGTCTTTGCAGCGGAGGAGAAGCAAACAGACATCTGTTTGAACGGATGCAGGAATACATCGACACGAACTACGAGAGCCGGTATCTGAATGCGGTGTATATCAGTGGAGATGGAGGAGCATGGATCAAAGCAGGGGCGGAATATATTGAAAAGGGAGTTCCGGTACTGGATAAGTTCCACATGATGAAATATATCAACAAGGCGGCCAACCAGATGCTGGATGAGGCAGGGGAAGCCAAAGGACGGCTGTGGAAGGCCCTGTATAAGGGCAAGAAGAAAAAGTTTGTAAAGACTATAAAAGCTATCCGGAAATGTGCGCCGAACGAAAAAGCAGTGAATGACTGTGAGGAATACCTGCTGAACAACTGGGATAGCGCAGTGAGAAGAATGCAGGATAAGAATGTCTATGGATGCAGTGCAGAAGGTCATGTGAGTCATATGTATTCCGACCGGATGAGTTCCCGTCCGATGGGTTGGAGCGAAGCCGGAGCGGATGCGATGTGTCAGCTGAGATGCTATGTGAAGGATTACGGAGAAGAAAAGATCCTGGAACTGGTAAAGTACCGGCGGAGCCATAAGCAGGAAGAAGCAACGGGAACCGAGGAGATATCAGTGCGTCCAAACAGGGGATACATGAGGAGTCTGTTACTCCACAGTCATGACAATGACAGGGTATACATCGAAAAGCTGCAGGCAACCATCCCGAGTATAGACATCCGGAAAAAGCTTGCAATCCGGGAGCGTCTGGGAGGTATTTGACAAAACACTGTGGGAGAAGTAGACTATGAGAAAACGATCTGGGCAAGTTCATAGCAGGGAATCTTCTGCGACTCTCCAACTGACAGTAAGTTTACTCTATCAGGGCGGTCGGTATTGTAATAATCAGAGAGAGATGATATTGTATATTATATAGATAGCTTAACAAATCGGAATTTAAAGAGGTGTTGAGTATGAAAAGGTGGTTATCTATTTTAGCAGTATTGGGCTGTATAGTAGCGTTGTCTGGATGTAAAAATGAAAATGGAGCAAAACAAGCATATTTTAATGCAAAAGTTTTGGAAGTAAATAAAGAATATGTTGATGTTAGGTGTATAGAAACATTTAATAGTGGGATTTCTGTTGATGAGGAATTTTCTGTTACAAAAGATGTAGTATCAGCAGGAGGAGCACCAGAATTGAATGTAGATGATAATATCCGTGTTGTATTTAATGGTGATGTAATGGAAAGTGATCCATTGCAGATAGGAACGGTTTATGCAATCTATCTTTTAGATGAAAATGGAGAAGTGATTCCAAACAACTAACAACTTCAAGTTTGTAACGGAGGTATTTGCTATGAAAGGAATTAAGATTGAGTTATTGGGGATTGCAACAATACTTGATGTTGTATAAATAAAGTTGACACCTTATTCTCAAGGAATTCATGTATAATAAAAGAGAATAAGGAGG